GGTTCAGCGGACTGACAGGTTGGATGACAGACTTCCAAAACAGAGTTCCAGAAAACAACCGATGGTTCAGCGGACTGACAGGTTGGATGACAGACTTCCAAAACAGAGTTCCAGAAAACAACCGATGGTTCAGTGGACTGACAGGTTGGATGACTGATTTTCAGAATCATATTCCAGAAAACAACCGATGGTTCAGCGGACTGACAGGTTGGGTAACGTCATTAGGAGATTCGATCCCTACATCTGGAAAATGGTTCAGTGGAATTTTAGGATATGTTAATCAGGTTCAGAAACAATCTGGAGTATCGCTAATTCTTTCAGGGATAACAGCATTTATTTCAAGCATAGTTTCAGGTACTAAAAAATCCACAGGCGGAGCCTTTTATGGTGGAAGATGGCATGATATACCACAGTTTAGCAGTGGAGGAGTTATTACAAAAGACTTCATGTCAAGCTTTAGCGCCATTCCGCGATATGCAGGTGGTACTGTAAATGCAGGTTCGATGTTTATTGCAGGAGAGGCTGGACCAGAACTTGTGGGACATGTAGGTGGCAGGACAGAGGTCTTAAACCAGTCACAACTTGCAAGTGTAATGCAGAGTGCCGTAGCGAGTGGAATGGAAGCAGTTATGGCACGTTACGGTGGAAATGGTGGAGGAAATGGAAATGTGACAGTTAATGTTGTTCTCCAGGGCGATGCAAAGAAGATCTTTGAGGTTGTCAAAAAGGAAAACAACAGCAGAGTCATACAGACAGGTAAGGCACAACTTTTAACGTAAAGGAGGGAAGCAATGCAATGGATGGCCCAGTAAAAACCGTAATCATAAGTGGATTGAAGCTGAAAGTTAAAGACCTGACGGTAACAGATAACATCATCTGGAGCCGCAATACAGGGCGAGTTGCGTCTGGTGATATGGAGGGTGACATCATAGCAAAGAAAATTAAGTTAAATATTGTGCTAGCACCTTTGGATGATAAAGAAGCAGTAGCTTTTGCTGCTGCAATAGAACCACCATTTTTTCCGATCGCTTTCCGAAATCCGAAGTCTGGGAAAACAGAAACACGCAAATTTAATGTTGGAACACCGACATATCCAGTCTATTCGTATGCTGATGGACTGCCTAGATATGTTGGTGTTGCTGCAAATTTTATTGAAAAATGAGGTATCAAAATGAAGATGTCAAATAGGACACTGGTAAAAACAATCAATGGACTTTTATCGTTTAAAAACAATGGTGTAAGGAAGCCAATTAAGGCGATTTATGCAATCAACCGCAATATTGAAGCACTTGACAAAGCTGCGATTCCTTTTCAGGAATCAAGAAATGAATTGATTGAAAAGTACTGCGATAAAAAGAAAAACGGTGACATTGTGCCAAAAAAAGGAATGGAGCAAAACCTAGAATCAGAGTTGGGCGAATTACTGGACGGAATTGAAGTTGACGTAGACATTTACAAGATTCCAATTAGTGTGGTTGAGAATATAGAAGCATCAGAGCTTGAATTTGAAGCGATTAACATGATGCTTGAGGAAAGCGAGGCGGAAAAAGCATGACATATGATTACACAGTGAAACAAGATGGACAATTTTATAAACCAGGTCAAGATGTGCCAGATATGGGTACATTAGTGTGTACGTCTGCGCAAGGCAATATACGTAGTTATGAGGGACTTGCAAAAGATGTAGGCAAGCTTCCTACGTATGTTGCGACAGGCAGCTCTTTTCTGGCAAGTGATACTGGCGATTATTATAAATTTGAAGAGTCAACGGCAACTTGGAACAAGATTTAAGGAGTAAATATGAAACCAGAAGACGTCATTGGTATTTTAAATCGTAAGGTTCAGAACGCAACTGTAACGGAAGATCAAATTGATGCAGCTGTTGAAAAGTATCATAAGACTCATCCGTTGGAAACTGACAAAACACTCACTGTTCCTGGTGCTTTTGCAGATGCAAAGGCGGTTGGAGATGGATTGAGCAAAAAAGTAGCAGGAAAAGGAATAACTTTGTACTATGACACAGAAAAACAGTGCGCAGCCATTAAATTTGATGAGCAAGGTTAGGTGATCATTATGGGATTATGGACGGAATATAAGAAAAAAACGGCTGTAAAATCCACAGATACTTTTCTTGTGTATGACAACGCAGAAGGCGTAATGCAAGTTGATGGATCAAATGTAAAAGAATCCTTTAGAGATGCTACAGATACCACATTGTCACAAGCAGACACGCCAGCCGATGCAAAAGCAGTTGGGGATAGATTCGCAAAGGTTGAAAAGAAGAATGTAGAACAGGACACAGCGTTAAAAACAAAGGCCGATGGTACTGGCATAGAATTTTTCTTCGACTCAGCCAAAGGGTGCTTGGCTGCAAGGATAACAAAGTAGAGGAGGAAGGTGTATGGCTGACAAAATAATTTATCTTGCAAATTGGGAAGATGTGGAAGAATTAAAGGCTGCATCAAAAACTCAAGAAACTAATATAGTGGATTTAACAAAGGAACTTGCAAAGAAAGCAAATGGCCAGGGAATTACTTTGAGTATAAATGAAAGTGGTGGACTGAGAGTAATGTATGACGATGGAAAGTGAGGATAAAAAATGGCAGCAGTGGCAGTAGATGTGGCAATGGAGTCAACATCACAAGAAATTTTAAATCTTTTAAAAACAGTAAAAACACTAGTAACAGATGTTTCAAAATTTGATTGGAAGAATTTCTGGGAACAAACAGCAACAGACGAGGTTTTCTCAACAAAGTTTTATTACTATGAGACGAGTACCAGCCCAAACGGTGAAAAGTTGAATGCATCGGTTGGATTAACAGCTGTGCCTTCGACGGAAACTGTAAAGGGGCAGGATGATTTTGCAAATCATAGTGCCTTTCAGACAATTGATTGCAATTTTACAATTGACGAGCAGGAGAACAAAACTCCAGTGGCAATTAAAGGCGGTAACGGATATTCTGACATTGGAAAAGTAGATGTTGGAGTTATGGTTCCCTTAACTTATTGGGGCATTCAGAAATTTGACACATATTACATTGTGCATTTTGCAACGAAGCCACATCCTGAATTGGAGTGTACAACAGTTACACCATGGTGCAGCAAAGAACTCGGTTATGGTATTTTGACAAAATACTATGCAGGACAAATTGATGGAATTTTATATTCATCATCTGGAAATGCAATTTATAACTTTGTTTCAGCCCAGTCTGGAAATACTGAGCTGCAGAAGAAAGGAACAGGATATCATGGCTCTGGATCAGAGCGAACGGCATATCTGCTGTGTATGCTATGGATGAAGTATGCAACAAAAAATAGTCAGAAAATCTTTCAAGGATGCACTGGATTTAATATACAGACTAAAGTTGTACAAACTGGGGAAAATGTTAACTATGTTGTAATTCCAACAGCGCAGGCAAATAGCTTTTATGTTGGCACGACAGTATCCATCGGAGATGCAACTGGTCACACAGACAATCTGGATCGTGGACAGGCATATATGCGAAATATCGCAGATAAAGTCAAAATAACAGCTATCGAAGCAATATCTGGAACAGATAACAGTAAAGTATATGTTGGCAAGCAAAATATGACAATTACAGAAGATACATATATATCATCAATGCCATTACATGCAGGACAAACTGACAAGGTGCTTGGAGTGGATGGATATATCAAGAATGATGGCAAACATGCATTCAAACTTGGTGGTATTGAAGATATGGTTGGTGCATATTATATCTCAATGAACGAGTTGTGGAACAAGAACACAGCAACAACAGTTGACTACTACGTTAGAGGCACTGCTGCATGGTCAAGCACTGCCGCGAACTGGACAAAAATCGCAACTGTAGATCTTGAAACAACCGATGATTTTTGGATTGGCGACATTGATATAGACTTATCTACAGGTGTTATATGGTTCAAGAGCAAGGGTTCAGGAGATTCGGTCGGCGTTGGCGACAGACAATATAATGGTGGTGATGGAACAGGTTGGCGCGAAGCGCTAAGGCGCGGCTATCTCGGGGGCTGGTCGGCTGCCGGATTCTCCTGCGCGTCTCTCGGGTTCGGCGTGGCGTTTGCGTACTGGGGCTGCGCTCTCTGCGTTTAATTCCGAACCTTTCAGGGGTGAATTTTGCGCAAGCAAAAGAGGGGGCTGCCCCTTTAAATAGTATACAGAAATAATTTTAAAATAGGACTTGTCACACACGGGCGCGGCAATCTCAGGAACAGGTCGAATGCCGGATTCTCCTACGCGAATCTCAGGAACGACGTGACGAACGCGAACTGGAACTACGCTCTCTGCTTTTATATGTCTGACGGGACAAAATAGTACGTTGGTACTTAGTGTGGCATTTCGCGGATGTAATTCCGTTGTTGTGCAAGCAACACTTAAATAGGCAACAAAAAGGGAATCGGAATGCCGACGGACATTCTGATAACTTATGTGAAAGACATAGGTTGGGGCTAGTAGACATCCGAACGTCCCTCGGAATTTAAACGATATTTACAAAAAAGGATAAAAATACTTGAAACGTTGTTGTAAAAGAATAGATATAACTAACAGAATATTGGTTGAACGAGCAGTAAGAGATTGCATAAGTGGAAAGATGAACCGAGGGGACACTATAAGAATGTTCTCAGAGTACTCAAAGTTGCCATGTGAAATCATAAAAAAGATCTGCAAAGAACACTTCATGATGGAAGGATTGATCAATACTGTTATAGACGGTATACAACAAGAAATTATCGAAAAGAAATATATTGTAAAGCTAATTCGTTACAGATACCAAGTTGATAAGTGTAACGGAAAGGTTAGAAAGATAGGAATACAAGATGTAAAGCAACAGATATACGACTATATAGCTGTATATGCAATGGAAGAATTATTCCGAAAGAAAATAGGCTTTTACCAATGCGGAGCATTAAAGAACAAGGGATGCAAATTAAGAAAACATAGGAATGGAGCTGCTAATCGTGTCAATCTTGTATCTCATGCTTTGTTTCAAATGGACGATATACTAATCGTTTCGAAAAGCTTGAAGGATTTAAAAATGGCAGTAAAAAGATTTTCAAGTTATGTTTCAGATTTTTTAGGGCTAGAAATTAAGGAAACATCAAAATTCATTGACCTGAGTCTTACATACATTGATATTTTAGGAAGAAAAATATCAAGAAGAAGTCTTACTGTACGCTCATCAAATTTTTTGAGATTTAGAAGGACTGCAAAGAAGGTAAGAAAAAGAGTCCACCAAAAGAAAGAAGTGTCGCTGTCATTGGCTAAAAGCTATATCGGGCGTTATGGAGCTATTAAACATTCAAACACACAACGTTTTCAACAAAAGTATCATGTCTCGGAAGATATAAAGAGATGTAAAGAAATTGTATCCACTCATGAGAGGAGATTAAACAATTATGGAAAAGATGAGATTTACGCTGCCACAGTTAAGTGCAGCATTCTATCCGCTTGAAAAAGGAATGGACGTAGTCATTTGTACAGATGAGCAGAAGATTACGATTGATGGTCCAGAAAACGGCAGTGAGACGATGTATGAGTATGATGGCAATATATTTAGGACATTTAAGCTGACGCAAGAGGAGATTATTCAAGCCCCAGAGCAATATCTTGATTACGAAGGCGATACAGAGCCAAGCGAAGAAATGACAAGATACGCAACAGAAATGATAGATGCATATACCTTGCAGCTGATCGAGGAAGGAGTACTGGCATGAGAAGTTTGGTAGAGAGTTTAAAAAGACTGTACAAAAGTGGAAAGGTGTCAGCAGAAAAGATTAAAGGAATGAAGATTCTCACAGAAGAAGAAAAAAGATACATCCTCGGAGAATAAAAAATAAAGCAAATATCTAGCACGGAGTATACCGTGCTAGAGAAAGGAAATCGTCATGTATCAGGTATCAGAAGCATTAGATAAAGTTATATCAGGCAGCGGAAGAACGTTCTACGCAAGGCTAAACGGAATATCAGATGGAATCCAAGAGATAGTGCAAACAAATTTTTCAACTCCTGATAGCTATTTTTATGTGGGTGGAGCTACAGCTTCCAAAATAGAAGTATCTATGTTTACAAAGTCGCAAGATTTTGTAAAAGGTGCGGAAGTAAGACTTGAAATCGGAGCAACAGCTGATGGCACTATAGAATGGATACCAATGGGGTATTTTACAATAAAAGAGCAAAAAAAAGACCGAAATCTGCTTACTTTTACAGCATATGACAGGCTAGAGTCAAAGTTAGCTAAAGCATATAAAAGCAAAATCACAAACTATCCAGTAGAAAGTAAAGAATTTTTAACTGATATAAGTGAACAGACAGGTGTTGAGTTTGACACAAGCAAATTATCTGATAGCCTGATGATAGATAAAATATTGACGGTTAACGACCAGTCGGGAGAGAAAACATACAAAGAGCCGTTTGACGGTTTCACAATGCAGCAGGTGGTTGGATACATCGCACAACTCCATGGTAGATTTGCTATATGCGATAGAAACGGAAAAGTAACGTTTAGATGGTATGGAGCGTTAACAACTGATCACCCGGGAAAGATAGGTGATACAACAGGCAGCTATTTAAAAGATCAAAACCTATCATTTATCTATAATACAATCGAATTTTTAAAAGAATCGCACACATATCTGATTAAGACCAATAGATATTTTGATGATCTGCTACAATCAGAAACGATGTGCCAAATCTCAGGTATTAGTTGCGATACAGAGAACGATCATTATGAATCAGGAACAAATATAAATACAAATTTAAGCAATCCAGTAATGACACAGGAATGGCTCGATAAAATCCTTGAAAAAATAAAGGATACGAGGTATTATCCAGTGTCATTTTCGTTTATGGGAGATCCGAGACTTGACGTAGGTGATGTCGTTACAATAGTTGATGCTAAAAATAATCTTATAGATGTTCCAGTGATGCAGCACACCATTACATTTGATGGTGGCTTACTGTCGGAAGTGGCATCCTATGGATTTGAAGAAAAAGAGGTGAAAAGTCCATCTGAAATAGCGTTGCAACGAGTTAAAGATGACGTTCTTAGCCTTCAAGAAATTACGGCAAAAAAAGCCACATTCGATCAGCTAAACGCTGTAGATGCAAAGATCACCAACTTGCAGGCAAGCTCAATCACGGTAAATGATGCAAATATATTATTTGCCAGACTTGATAAAGCAAATATTCAGCAGGGTTGGATAACAAGTGTAATGATTGGTGATGCGCAAATTACCAATGCAAAAATTCAGGATATGTCTGCTGATAAAATAACAGCAGGCGTTATAGATGCCTCAGAGGTCTCTATCATCAATTTAGATGCTGCCAGTATCACCACAGGCACTATTACTGGACTAGATGCATTTTTTAATAAAACCTTTAAGGTGATTAGCCCAACGTCTGATACAGAAGAATTTATAATTAGTGCAACATCAGAAAGCGTTATGATTGGTACAAGAATGAAATCTGGTGAATTATATCTGCACAAAGCAATGATAAGCATTGGCGATGAAGATTTGGCTATAACAACAAAAGGCTATTTACGTTTAACCGGTTCACAACACTTAAGCCTTACATCAGCGAATGATATAGTGTTATTTCCTGGTGTGTCAAATGATGATAAAAATGTATACATTAACGATGGCTCGACCAACAACGCAATATTGCATGTTGGAAACTTTAAAAATTTAATAACAACAGTTGAAAATTCCCAAAATTCAAAAAAATTGAGTGGAATGGAAATAGTTGATGCCTCAAAGAATATTTCAAACGCAATTCCATGGATTGATCAAACTGGTGTGATGGAGATTGGAAAATATTTGGATTTTCACGAGTGGAACGCAGATAATACTGATTTCAGCGCTAGGTTGGAAGTTTTTGAAAAATCGTTAAGAATAACCGCAGGGATAACTACTGCGCTAGACCTTAATGGAGTTGGGAATGCATCATATATAAAATTTAGTGGAAGTGGAACAACGCTAGGATGGATTGGCTTAAACAGAAAAGATGGATCACTGATGTTGTACGACAGCAGCGAAAAGGAATATCGCATATTAGACGAGACATCTATATCGTTTGGAACAGCAGAGCCAACTGGTAATGGAAGAAAAGGCGATATATATGTTCAGACATCTGATAGTGGAAATGGATGGAAAAAAGCTGTTGCAATTTATTATTATTCCAACTGAAATGATAGGGAACACCCTATCATTTCAAATTATTAAGATAAGAATCTTTTCTCTCACAAACAGATTGCTTTGCTTGCTGTATTGATTCTTCTAAATGTTTCAAGTCAGGTTCTATAAAAGCGTCTTTAACCTCGCCGCGTGCCTGCCGAATCAGAAAATTATCGAGATATGCTTGAGCTGACGTTATACGGTCAGCAAGCGGCAACTTGTTCAATGCCGTAAGCATATCAAGCTGTGCGTGCCAATCAGAACCAGTATCGCAAAAGACATTGTAATACAGACGTTTCAGATACGCAGCATCTTCGTGCTTTAAGTATTCCTGCAGAGCGGACAGTGTCTCACTATCTTTTTTAGGGTGATAAATACGCTCGTATTTGTTAGGATCATAGATAGCCATAAGACACTTTTCTGCATCAACACCACATCTGTCAAACCACTCTAGTAGCGCTGGGAAGTCTGGTGCACCAAGACCATTCTCCCAATTTTTAATCGTCCCTACACTCTTTCCGAGTGCTTTTGCCAAATCCATTTGCGACAATCCTGCGCTTTTGCGCGCATAAATAATGACTTTTACAAGCCGTTCAGTATCAGCTACTCGATTTCTCATGTCAAAAACCACCCTTCATATTCGTTCAAAATGTCATTTTTACAATAAATTGTACTTTAGCAAAAACAAAAAGTATAATTTATTGGCTACATCAAACAAAAGGTAAAGTCAAAGTTTTCTGGCACTTAAAAGTTTGGAAAATAGCCAAAAAACTTTGACCGAAAAAAATGTGAACAAAGTCAATACAATTGTAGTCACCAGTGCTATTATCTATACCATAGCAGAAAAGAGAAAGGAGGCTACTAATGATGACAGTTTACAACTGCAAAGTAACAGAGTCAATGGTTAATTTTGCCATTATTCATGGTAAATTACTAGACAATTTTACAACATTAGACTGCTTGGAGAGTGATTTTTGTTCAAACACCATCGAGACAAGCCGCCTGAGTGGAGTAAAGGATGAAATACCAATCGCTGTTGCAAAGGATAGAATCGGAGCTTTAAAGCGTCAGGATGAAGTGACAGTGATTGGAGAATGGCGAAGCAAGAATTATTACACCAGTGACGGCAAAAGGCATGTACAGCAGTACTTTCTGGTCCGTGAAATCAAAGTAGAAAGTGGGGAATATCGAAACCAAATTGCATTGACTGGGTATTTATGCAGCAAACCGATATATCGCACAACACCATTAAAAAAGGAGTTATGTGAGCTTATAGTTGCTGTAAATCGTCCATATGGCAAGAGTGATTATTTGCATTGTATTGCTTGGAATCAGCTTGCTCGAAAGGCATCAAATTTAAAGGTTGGGGACAAAATTAGACTGTCTGGAAGAATCCAGAGCAGAACTTACATCAAAAGAGAGCATGAAACAGAAACAGTTAAAGTTGCATATGAAATTTCTGCAAATGCAATTGCGAAGGAAAGGTGATTATATGTGTGATGTGGTTAGACGTTTTTTAGATAGCATCGTGGAATTAAAAGGCAATGAATATGTAAAAAGAGCGATTACATATATATCCACGTTCATTCCAGAAGGAAAACGTAACGAAATGGAATTGCTTGATTTTTTGTATCAGTTAACAGATAGGGATGACGTAAAGGAATATCGCTGTGAGCTGATCGCACAGGCAATGACAAGAGAATAGAGGAAAGAGAGGGCAATGAATGGCAGAAAGCAGAACTGAAAAGGAGATTGAAAAAGATGCTGAAGAAGCAACGATGCGGTGTTATAAGAAAAAGATCAGAGAGCTCTTGAGGAGTGAAGAAAGATTGAGCACACTCAAAGTCGTCTATTATATCTTGACAAAATAAAAAGAGGGCATCCAGTAATGGGTGTCCTCTTAATGTTTTACTGGGCTGAAACAATTTTATCATTCTGCTCCAAGATATCAGATGCATCTTTCCATGCATAGTTAATCTGGATTGTGCTTGGAGCGGCAGCATCCTTACCATAATCACAAGAATGGATTGATAAGATGCAGGTCTTTGTTTCCCAAACAGTAAAATGACCATCATAGAGATTAAATATAAATGAGTCGCCCTTATTCGAGAAAGAATCTTCGTCATAATCCTGTGAAGGTTCGCCATAAGTAGCTGTTAATTGCTCTTTTAAATCATTTGCCATTGGGCTAACATCATTTGTATTAAATTCGTATGTAACACCGTACAGCATAGCATTTGCCACATTATAGTCAATTACACCGTCTGCTGAAGGGCAAACAAAATACGCATATACAGAAGATGTTGTATATCCAAAGGCTGGCTGCTGATAGTTTGAAGCGAAAGCACTTGCCATAAAACCAGTCGAATCATAGTCAACACCAGTAATTCCACCATAGATAATATCATCAACTGAATAGACAGGAAGCGCCTGATCTATAGATGCTTGGAGGTTAAGTTCTGGTGTTAAGCTCTGCACACTTGCAAAATTTGTCCCCCACGGAATATCCTTGAACAGGATATCACCGTCTGGGAGTTCTGCCTCGGTTTCTGCCTCAGAACTCTCTTCCTCATCACCCTCAAGCAATTCATTATATAGTTTAAGAAGATCGTTGTAGTCTTTGAGCAATTCATTATACTTTGCTTCATAATCAACAGAAGTTTCTGCTTCTGTCTCTACTTCACTTTCTGCAAATACTGGCACTGCTTGCAATGCCATACAACTACACAGTACAGCTACAAATTTCTTTTTCATGTCCTTTTCTTCCTTTCCTTTTGTGCTTGTGTTGCACTATGTAAATAGTATAAACAGGTTTTCACAAAATAGCAACCAGAAATTCGCCTTGTATACAAAACAAATGGGTATCCGCATTACGGATACCCACTGTCTGGTTAATTAGTTTTGTTTGTCATTGGTGCCTGGCGGAAAGATGATATCTTTTCCTGCAAGAAGAGTATCAAGCACTTGTTCCAATTTCTCCCAGTCTGAATCCTTCATTTGCGCAAGATAAAGGATTAAACGCTTTTTGAAATTTTCATCGCCTGCTATTGCAAGCGTGCCAAGAAATGATGCAATCTCTTCTGATGGTGTAACGTTCTTAAGCATATCGCCTTCTCCGGTACGGAGCCATTGTTCATTTACGCTAAATCTGTTGCAAATCATGAAAATCGTTCTGTCAGCTGGAGTATTGATACCACGCTCTAGTAGACTAACTGAACCTTTCTTTATTCCAATGGCTTCTCCAAATTTTTCTAAGGTGTAGTCTCGACTTTTTCGCACCATTGCTATTCTCTCACCTATTGTAGTTTCCATCTTATCACCTCCTTCCATTATTATTATAGCAAGTTTTGTTTGTTAAGTCAACAAAAAAGTTTGTCAAACAATCAAAAAACTATTGACAAAGTATTCTTAATAAACTATACTGTAAGTGTAACAAACAAACGGACATTGAAAATTTAACAGAAAGGAGCCGGAACATGGAACTCTTGAGAATTAACTACGAGTCAGAGCAGCCGACTGTATCGGCAAGAGAACTGCATGAGGGACTAGAGATCAAGAGTAACTTTACTACATGGTTTGACCGCATGTGTGAGTATGGATTTCTTGAAAATATTGATTATTTATTGGTTTTCCAAAAAAGGAATACCAATAATCCAAAGAATCCAACAACAACTTGCAACGATTATTAAATCTCCATCGACATGGCAAAGCAGATCTGTATGATTCAGCGCACTGACAAGGGCAAGCAGTACCGCCAGTACTTCATTGATCTCGAAAAGGCATGGAATACACCAGAACAGGTGATGGCAAGAGCCTTAAAGATTGCCAACAACGAGATTGATAAGCTCAAGGCAGAGAACAAGGTACTGATTGCAGACACAGAACGCATGAAGCCTAAAGAAATCTTTGCGGATGCAGTGGAGTCTAGCAGGACCTCAATTCTGATCGGAGATATGGCAAAACTGATTTGCCAGAATGGTCACGAGATCGGGCAGAACAGACTCTTTGAGTGGATGCGCCAAAATGACTATCTTATTAAAAGTGGCGGCAGTAAAAATATGCCGACACAGAAGGCGATGGAACAGAAACTCTTTGAAGTTAAGGAGCGTACCGTTGTGAATCCGGACGGAAGCGTCAGAATCACAAGAACAACGCTTGTAACTGGAAAAGGGCAAATCCACTTTATCAACAAGTTCGCCAGGATGAAGGCAGAAATGATAGCAGAAATTACATAAGAGAGGAACAAACAATGTTTGACATTAACAAGTTTGTAGTACTTAAAGATTGCATGTACTACGAGGGAATGCATAAGTATTACATATTCCAGTTTGATAGTGCATACACACTACTTGCTGACACAAACAGAGCAATCTTGTACAGAGCAGAAAGCTTTGCTGACATGATTAGCTACATTGAAAGAATGGAAACATGTAGAAAGGAGGTGCAGGCGTGATGACAGATAAAAAGGAAAAGCCTAAGGCATACCGTTTTTTGACAGAGCAGAAAAAGCGCACTTTGAAGAAGTTGAGCGAAGTGACAAATAGCTGCTCCAGTATCCAGAATAACTATTTGCTTGGCTGGATCGAAAACACGGTCACAACATCGTAAGCAAAAAAAGAAAAGCTGCAAATACAAATTAAGAGAGGTGATAAAAGATGTTCTGGATGACTAAAAAGATGCCAGATAAGACCGCAGGCTATCTGCTGTGCACAATCAGATGGGGCGAGACTAGACTTACCCATGAGTATTATTGGGGACCAGACCCAAAGAACAGATTTAGATGGTGGGTTTCGAAAGAAGCCTGCCAGGCGAATTTGCCAGATGGCGGATTTGAAGATTCTGGCTATGAAATCGTGGCTTGGGCTAGAATGCCTGAGCCATATAGAAAGGAAATGTATGAATCTAAGAGAAATATTGCCGCATTTGAGCGGAGAAATGAGCAAGGACACGGAGCTATTGAAAGAAACAGCAAAGCAGGGCGACACTGTTGTGCTGAATGTAAAAACGCCAGATGGAATACCAACAACGGTCAATGCGGTAATTAAAGCGAAGTACCCACATGTGGTACATATGCAGTATCAAACCGCAAATGGATATACCGTAAACAAAACGCTTGCTTGGAAAAAGCTGTTAATGATAATGCTGAATCCAAGCAGCATTGAAGATAACGAAGAAGGAGAGTGATTAGCAATTTTTATTTACCATGGGGAAAGCAAAGAGCAATTGCTTGAAACAGCAACACGGCTGCTTCCATGTTTAACAGAGAAACAGCTTGCCTACATCATCGGAATGGAGCAGGCAGAGGAATATAAAGAAAAGGAAGGAGCGAAGGAAGATGATAAATCTGTACTTTGATGCGGAGTTTACAGGATTGCATAAAGACACAACCCTAATAAGTATTGGAATTGTATCTGCAAGCGGTGAATCCTTTTACGCAGAACTTAATGATTTTGCAGATTATCAGATCTCACCTTGGATTGAGAAAAACGTATTGTCAAATACAGTGGTAAAGGGCGAGAACAAGGAGCTTGCAGAGCTGCTAGACAAGGAAAACACCGTATTTGTGGTTGGCAGCAAATATGAGGTACGAGAATCACTTCTTGAATGGCTTAAGCATTTTGAGAGTGATATTCAATTTGTGTCAGATGTATCTCATTACGATTTTGTTTTACTGGTTGATCTTCTGGCAAGTTCCGCATTGGAGCTTCCTAATTGCGTATCAGCAAGTTGCCATGACATCAATCAGGATATTGCAAGGGTGTTAAGAGTTTCTGAAAAGGAAGCGTTTGATTTATCACGCGAACAACTCTTAACAAAGTTGGGAAAGCCACTTCCCAAAGGGGTAAAACACAATGCGTTGTATGATGCCAAGATCATTCAGGCGATTTATCGCCAGCTCCAATAAGCCTATGAAGCTAACAGAGGAGCAGCGGTTAGAGCTGATTGGACATATCTGTAGAAGAGTGGTTGCAATAGCACCAAGGTCTGGAAGGACGGCAACAGAAATTAAAAGAGCTAGGCAGAAAGCCATGAAAGGGTTGATCCAGAGCTTTTCAGACGAATTTGGTGTGAGAGCAGAGCACTTATGGAAACAAAATGAAACATTGAAATTTAAAGGGTGTAGCTTATACGACTTACACGAGTTCATAGATTGCTACAATCCGCCAGAGAAGAAAAGAAAGGAAAGCAAGAATGGTTGTAGTGAACAGCGGAGAAAGTTACCTCGGCGCAGAAATCCGCGAATGGTGCAGCCGCTGCAAGGAGCAGGATGCAGCAGTAGTAAATACAAAATACTATAGCGGTTTCAGAGAGCCGAATGACGGAGCGTTTTACTTCGTTGAGAAAGACGGAGAAAATATCTCAAAATATAGAGTTGTGCGCGATTTAGTTAAGTCACCACGACTATAAGAAGGGAGACGGATGAGTAAAGAACTTGAAGCTGCAAGGGCATTAGTAAAAATGCTTGAAGAAAGAGAGCGGAGTAACAAGGTTAAACTGGAAAGCTTAAAAGCTGGAAAAACATTTTGTATTGGAGAGAATGATTATATTGTCCTCGAACAGCACGAAAGAAAAACCAAGGTTATCTCGAAGAATTTTATAGCAGAAGGCAGAGAATTTGCAGATGATACAGTGGATTACAAAATATCTGGACTTAGAAAATACATCGAAGCTGAAATTCAGCCAACTATTGAAAATGAAGTCGGAGCAGAGAATCTTGTGGAACACAGAGTTAGCCTTGAGACAGTAGATGGTCAGGATAATTACGGGGAGCTGACTTGCAAAGTTCGCCTGCTCACTTTTGACGAGGTCAGACAGTATAACAACTTGATTGTTAATAATGATTTGGATGATTGGTGGTGGACTTGTACAGCATGGACTAGTCCAAACCGTGAATACAATCGTTCAATGGCCGTTGTTCTTCCGTCCGGCGTCATCCGCAGCTACAGTTGCAACTGCAACCTCGGTGCTCGCCCGGTTTTTATCTTAAAATCTAACATCTTTGTATCGAAAGGAGAGTAAGTGGTTGAATTAACATTAGAAGGACTGCAAAAGCAGTTCAATGAGTTAAAAAGAAGAGTAAATATCTTAGAAGGTAATTCGAAAAGAAAAATTGAAGTTGAGCCTAAAGCAGGCAATCAGTTCGAGCTTGCAGGGCTAAAATGGAAAATCATTGATGTTCTTGATTCGGGCTGTATGTGCCTTGCAGAAAAATCAGAGTTGACGAGATTTGATCCAGACACAAATGACTGGAGAATCAGTGAACTGCGTCGGCATTTGAATAGTGATCTCCTTGAAAAAATAGAAAATGAAATTGGAGAGGAGAATGTTATTAAATTTGAAAGGGATTTGTTATCTGTTGATGGGCAGAAGGAATATGAAAAGTGTAAGGATAAGGTATCAATGCTTGCACTTGACGAGTACAGAAAATATAGAAGCCTGATCCCAAACGAAGGGTATTGCTGGTGGTTACTTACTCCATGGAGTACGCCGTGCAACGAATATTATATGTGGACTGCCGTTGTTCTTTCGTCTGGCTACGTCGACATCTATGGTTGCTACGGCAGCTGCGGTGTCCGTCCAGTTTGTATCTTTTCTTCATCAATCTTTGCAGAAGAAATTAAGCAGTAAAAAAATATTAAAAGGAGAAAGCTAATGAATAATTATGTAAAAGCCCGATACGAGGGCAGCAAAAGAAGCTATTGTTTTGCGACAGAGGAAGATTTAAAGCCAGGAGACGAAGCAGTAACTCCAAACGGTACAAAAGTCACAGTAGTAGACGAGCCAGTAGACCTTTCATGGATAGAAGCCTATGGAAGAAGCAATATCAAGACACTTAAAAGAGTGCCAGAAAACAATAAAATTGAACAAGGAGAATAATTATGAGTGAGAGATTTGAGATATATGCTGGAGAACGTATAAGAATGATTGCTATTAAAGACAATCAAACCAAAGAAATGGGATTGGGACTTTTCAAAAATAGAGATGATCTTAGTTTTTTGGAAGCACTCAGAGACGCTGCGCAGGGATTACTAGATGTATTAAAGGCTGACAAGAATAATGACACAGACAGTGCAGAGGACACAGAGCCGGAGCAGGAAGAGAAAAAACAGCCAGTTCCTTACAATGGCACAGTCGAAGTTGTAAAAGGTGATGACAAGCTTTTCCCGACAGGGTTGAAGTTTAAAGTGGTACAAGGCAAAATATCATATTTTTCAGGTGATTTAGCAAAAGACACTATCGCACTCGTGATGTTTAGCAGTTTTACACTTAAATCATTTAAGGAATTGAGTGAGTTATTAAACAAGATAGATATCAAGGTTAAGGAAGTCAAGGAGGGCGAGGAATAATGGCGGATACAGCAATTGTAGAGAGCGGAAAGCAGGCTGTGCAGCAGCCAACAAAGAGAGTAACCGATTATAGTCTTGGAATTTTCGGAACAAGCGATAACTTCATTATGGCTATGCAGATGGCAAAGGCACTGGCAAGCTCAACCATTGTCCCACAGACATTTCAAAAGAATGAAGCAAATTGTCTAATCGCCATTGAGCAGGCTCAGCGATTACGAGTAAGTCCAATGATGGTTATGCAGAATTTACACGTAATTCAGGGTAGACCGTCTTGGAGTTCAAAGTTCTTAATTGCTGCGATTAACAATTCTGGAAAATTCGATATGGAATTGCAATTTGAAGAGACACAGGATAAGGATGGAAAACCGTTTTCTTGTACGGCATGGACAACAAAAAACGGAAGAAAAGTCAATGGAATGACCGTTGACATGGATATGGCAAAAGAAGAAGGCTGGTTGAGCAAAAATGGCAGCAAGTGGAAAACAATGCCACAGCTAATGCTGAGATACAGAGCAGCTTCGTTCTTCTCTAGCCTTAACTGTCCAGAATTGACCATGGGTCTGTACACAAGAGAAGAAATGCAGGACGACGATTTTAAGGAATATCCAATAGAGAACATGAAGGAGCAGGTGCAGCAGGAAATTGCAGAAAACGCAAATTCACAGGTATTTGAAGAACCAAACGAGCAGAATAAGGAAGCAAACAAAGATGCTTTGCCACCTTTTATGTCTGCCTGATCAGGAGATAGCCTATGGACGAAGAAATTAAATGGAGAATAGAAGGGATTTTCAAAGCCAACGCTGCAAAGTGTCTGGATGAAATCGGAAGAGATACAGAGATAACACCAGAACAAGTACTAGAGAAAGCAAGAGACGAACAGTCAGAACTTCATAAGGGAACGATAGCATAGCGGCAGAGAAATATCGCTTGCAGCAGGCAAGACAGCTTATTCAGTTCTTTGTAGTTATCCCAAAGCAGGACAATAAACCACCTATTAGACACTTCCAGATCACAAGTCAGAGAAATGCGTATATGCCAACAACGCATTTTGCAACACAACCTGACGAGTATCAGAAGTTGCTGCAGAGGGCTTACGCAGAGCTGAGAAGTTTTCAAAATCGGTATAAGTCGCTTTCTGAGTTAGAGAGCGTATTTGAAGAAATCGACAAGATAGCCGTCTAAACAGTTTTAATGCTTAATTCGAGTGTTCTGTGGATGGTGTAACGGTATGCACCATCCGAGAAAAGAAATGGCTCATATATCAAAACATAACAGGACAGGACAGAACATAACACGACACAACAACACAAAACATTGCATCATTCATAGAGCATTCGAGTTAAGTAAATTTTATGAGCTAACACGAGGTAGTAAGTAAATTGGTGTCCTATCGCCAAAACGGGGAGAAAGAGGCTTTATATGACTAGAGTATTATGGGTAAGCAGACACACAATGACACAGGCACAGGAGGCAGACCTTCGCCGCATCTACGGCGAGATTGAGGTAAAACAGTTCGCAGACAGTGTTGAGTCTGCAAAGCAGGTAACAGAGCTTGGCGCTGACTGTGATGTATTGGCAGTAGTCCTTCCTCCAGCATTCTTAGCGGATCTCACAAATCCGCGTGTAAATCAGAAACCCGTGATTCGCGCGATTGCTAACCGCGTAGCAACTGGACACACAGTAGTCAACCCGGCAACTGGTGTCGAGGAACCAGAAATGAAGTTTGAGCACGTCGCCTGGGAGCGTGTCATCAAGGTTGAGATTATAACTGAGAAGCTATAAAAATCTCAGCCCAGCAAGGCAAAACAAACTTTACGTTGGCCTAACGGCTATACGGGCTGATTGGGAAGATATAGAAAAAGGTAGAACATAACGCAAAAACAAAAGGTATCCATTCTGTATGTGGCATAAGCCATAAAGCATAGGGTAGCACATAATAGCAGAGCACAGCACCTAACATAACAGTACAGCACATAACACAACACAGCACTGTAAATTTCTTGTGTCGCGTACCGAGTGGATACCAACAAAACAAACTGGTAGCATTTGCAGGCAGCATGAGTTGCCAATCATCACAAAACAAGACAGCACATAACAGGACACGACATGACATAACACAACATCACACGACATCGCATTTCATGTTGTCTGCAAGTGTTACCAGAACACTTGAAGCTTCCGTTTGAGACGCGGCATGAGCCGCAGAAAATAACATATGACAGTACAGCATATCACACAGCAGCACAAAATAGCACATAACATTGCATCACAACGTTCATGACGCGCCTCGAGCGAAAGCTTAGACCAAAACAAAAAAGGAGAACACAAATTATGACAAAGAAGGAAGAAACACAGGTTATCGAATTGAAACCGTTAAGCATCAAACAGGCAAGAATTACTATTGCAGGTGATGGGGACCTGGTGCTTAACAAAATGAATGATTGTAACGCCAGGAAGCTTACCGACGAGAGAAAGAACAAGGCTAAGGACACAGCAGCTACAAATGTGTGGGAAGAAGTGATCACATCTATGCACTGGTATGGTGGAAAGCCTACAGACTTCACAGAGGAAGGTTTGAGAGAAGCACTGACCAACAATGCACCGTGCATTACAGCATTTGGCTTGAAAAAATCATTTGGACAGGCTGTTGTTCAGAACAAGATTGACACTTACGCAACTAAGTTCAATGCCGCTGTAAATGTCATTGCGAAGGGCAATTTGGTTCCGATCAAGTTTGCAGAGCATTTCATTGATGAAAAGCTTATGTCACCAAAGAAAGGTGCTCCAGTACTTGTACGGCTGAATAGATTCAGCGGATGGAGTGCAACATTCACCATTCAATATACAGAGAATGCGTATTCTCTGGAACAGATTTTAAACATTATTCGTCTTGCAGGTTTTGGAAACGGAATTGGAAGTGGAAGAACAAGTGGATATGGTCGTTACCACATTGAAAGCGTTGAGGGATGAATGACATAGAACTTGAGAGAGGAGTTTTTTCAGATGATTCTAACGTGCTTAGCCAGCGGCAGTTCTGGTAATTGCTATGTTTTAAAGGATAACAAAGGCAAGATGCTTCTTCTTGATGCAGGAATCCCGATTATGAAGATCAAAAAAGGATGCGGTTGGAAGGTATCTGATATTGTTGGATGCGTTGTCACACACAAGCACAGAGATCATTCGGAAGCAGTAAGCGATCTGGAAGAAATGGGAATCCCAGTCTACAAACCTTATGAAAACAACTCCTATATCGGTGGATATGGTGAATTTGGAATTGTATCAGTTCCAATGAATGATGTGCATGGACACTTCAAGCATACCGATGCAGATGGTACAGAGCGTCCGTGCTATGGATTCATCATCGAGCATCCAGAGATGGGGCGAATGCTCTACATTACTGACACAGAGTTTGTAAGGTGGCGATTTAAGGATATTGACCATATCCTGGTGTCTTGCAATTACCAAAAGAAGTACATTTCAGAGGATGTTACCGGAAAAAGATTACATGTTATCAAGGGACATATGGAGCTAGAAACGTGTGCAGGCTTCATAGAAGCTAACACAACATACGCACTCCAGAACGTCATTATTTGCCATTTAAGCGCAAATAACGCAGTGCCGGAAGAAATGGTTAAAAGAATAAAAGAAGTCGCAGGAATGGCAAATGTGGACGTTGCAGAAGCAGGTAAGACTTGGCAATTGTTTAATTACGAAACATGTCCGTTCCTGTAAGAAAGGAAAAGCAAATGAGCAATAAAGAAGCCTTGAAGATATTAAAGAAGAAACTTGATACTTGCACCAGAGCAACTGAGCAAGCCTTGAAGAAAAAGGACTACAAGGCAGTTGAAAAATCAATGAGAACCGCTTTTGTATTCATGAAGGCACATAGCGCTCTTAAAAAGCAGATTCCACAAAAACTGGTTATTCTAGCAGACAAGAACGCATGTAGCTGCTCTGTATGTGGAAACATCATAAATGATTGCCTTGCTTCCTATTGTTCAAAATGTGGACAGAAGATTGATTGGGAGGATTGTTAAATGTCTATTGCAAAAAGTGATGAAATCAAAAACCTTTTGGTTAGCAATAGTGAATTGATGGTTGCGGTAGCATATCCACATACCTATTGTCGTGTAGTACCCCTACAAACGGCATGTGAAATAGTCAACAATATTCTCGAAAACAGAGACATGCATAAAACAATTGCAGAAGAACCAGTCATCTGTGCATCAAGTGGAAATGTATACGAATGGTATTGCCCGACATGTGGCACACGGTATGAATCAGAAGCAGGAGTTTGCGTACACTGTCCATACTGCGGACAGAAGATAGATTGGAGCAATTATGATTCTGAATGAAATTTTGAAACTTATGGAATGCTTTCCTGGTAGCAGTATTAGCAGCAAGGGATACTTGCTTTTAAACAAGCAGCGTTCTGGTTTTTCCGTAGCTGACATTGAGAGCAAAGAAGATCTTAAATGTAAGTTGCTTGAATATGTGTCAAGGGACGCTTGCAAAACAATGGTTTATCAGCAACACATAAGGAACGTAAGATTCTGGAATAAAACCCGAAAGGGTATAAACCAGTATCTGCAGACAAATTTTTCTGACGATGACATGCTTGATATATACCAGTACTTAGGCAACGGTATCAGGCACAAGCTCACTAAAGAGTTTGTAGAAGGTGGATATGATCTAAAACTGATAAAGGAGGCACAAGATGAACGAGATTGAGATCGGAACTCCTGTCTATCACGTAGAGGAATACCGATTAACCAACTATGAATTAAAGCAGAAAGGATTCGAAGGGTTCGACAACTACGGACTTGAAGTTGTTGAATCGGTTGTTATAGCCGTGACAGACACGCATTTTGATACGATAACCAAAAAACGTGACATCGGAAGCAATACGAATAATATACATCATTGGGAGAGATTAGCGCTTGGAAGAGCTGTATTTCTGAGTAAAGAAGAAGCTGCAGAAGAAGCTGATAACCGTGCACATAATATCCAGTTAGGATATCACTGCTCAAAATTTAGCCAGCGCCCAATGTATAAGAATTGGCTACACTGGCAAGATACAGCTAAGGCAAAGGCACCTAAAAAACAAACAGGTCATAGATCAAACTTTGTCGCGAAAAAAACTACACTTCCAGAGGAGCTTTACATTGCCTGGAGGGATGGAAAGTTAACCGGACCAGAAGGTGCAAAGAAGATAGGTGTTTGCGTCACGACTTTTGAAAGATATGCAAGAGAAGAGCTTGCGAAGAGAGGCGATAGGCATACCGTCAAGACTGGCAATAAAGTGCCGCCAAAGCCTTTGCCGCCAATGTTTGATGATTGTTTTGAACAATGGAAGCTCGGATTGCTCTCAGGCGAAAAGGCGGCTAGACAATGTGGGATATCACATACAACATTCCGCAAGTATGCAAATATCCGTTTGAAAGAGATTGGAGAGCAGAGGAAGGGAATCCAGAGAGGAGTGATTCTTCCGCCAAACTTTACAGACGTATATCTGGAATGGGAACAAGGAAATATTGGATACAACGAAGCCGCAAAGAAATGTGGTCTTGAATATTACACATTCAGATACTATGCAGAGAAAAGATACAATGAAAGGATGGACGCAGGAGTGTTCCAGTATTAAAAGAAAGAAGGACCTCAAAGTGAAGAAAAATCAGCAAGTCTTACTGGCTAAAAAGCTTATTTTTTATCAGGCCATGACGGAAAAAGAGAAAAAAGATTTTCTTGAATCTATACAAACAATGTTTAAACCGAAGATTAAGGAAATAAGACCAGAGGAAGAGCTTATGTATACTCTTACAAGGCAGAGGGAACTAGGCAGAAGAAAGAAAAGAATCAAACTTTAAAGAAAAGAGGTGTTCCAGTTCTGATCAATATGCTTTTAGGCATAAAAAATCAAAGAGATATAGTGAAGAAAGGAAGATGTGAAAATGACACAGAAGGAGCTGAGAAAAAAGTACATGCAGATCATTAAGACCGAGGTATATCCGTGTAGCAGAGAAATGCAGGAGTTTTCAAAAAGAAGATGTGGCTACATTGTAGAGCTTACAGACGGTAAGATCATCAGATTATACAAGCCAAGAAAGCATGTTCCGTATGATTTCACTGAGATTATGGACAAAATTACCAGATTAACGTTGTGCCTTGAAGGTTTCTGCAGGTGCAAGACATTTGTGCAGTATTTCGCATCATCAAACGATTGTGATCTGGTGCGAGAAGTTACATATTCTGGTGTAGAACCAGAGTGGATGAAAGAAAAGGCAGCCAGAGGGCAAGAAAGAAATAGTGAAGATATCCAGAGAATCATTGATGGCTATAAGTATCTGCTGATGAAATACAAGGCTGGAGGTAAAAAGAAATGAAAGTAACTAACATTTTACACGAAATTGCAGAAGTAGTGCTGATTGAAAAGAGCAAAAATAATTTCCCACCAACGATTACAGAAGCGTTGAAATTAGGCAATCTTCTTGCCTACACCAACTTAATCAAAATATACACTTTGATTGATGCACTTGTTTTTACTAGCACTAACATTGATTGTAACGGACAGCCTTATATTAGTGGCATAGAGTCTATCACTATCGGAAATTTTAAAATTTATGATAATGGAGAATTGCAAAAAGATCAATTCGAAGCAGCTCTTGAAATGTTTAATGGCTGTGAAATTTAGTTAAATTACAGCTTTGCACAGATTGCCTGATGGGTATGCAGGTTCGATTGCTGCACGGAGTGGATATTTCCGTTTTGGAAACCACCTTAAAAAGATAAAGCCAGAGATCACGCTGAAAAGCGTATTAAATAAATTTAGGAGGTTCAGTATGAACAAAGTAATTTTAATGGGTAGACTTACCCGCGACCCAGAAGTGCGTTACTCACAGGGCGCACAGCCCCTTGCAATCGCCAGATATACATTGACAGTAGATCGCAGAGGTAGCAAGCAGGGCGAACAGTCAGCAGATTTTATCAACTGTATAGCGTTCGGAAAGAGTGGCGAGTTTGCCGAGAAGTATTTGCATCAGGGAACCAAGATCGTTGTCACAGGTCGTATCCAGACCGGAAGCTACACAAACAGAGACGGTCAAAAGGTCTATACCACTGATGTGGTTGTCGAGGAGCAGGAGTTCGCAGAGAGTAAAAAGAATACACAGCCAGCTCCAGAACCAGCGCCTGCAGGCGGATATGAAGGATTTATGAACATTCCTGATAATGTGGAAGATGAAGGACTTCCATTTAATTAAAAAGGAAGGAGAGGTTTGAGATGATTATTGTAAGGCAGGATAGAAATGCTTTTTACAACTGGGACAATACAGTTGGCATTTACATCAGCGGACGCTCAAGAACGGAAATATTATTAAAACATGTTAAAGATTCAAAAGAGCCGATTGATTATCTGATTGGCAGTTATAAGAACGTAGAAAATGCCAAGGCTGCATTCAAGGAACTTATAGAGAACATTTTAGAAAAGGCTCCATATGCTGTTGTGCCAACCGATGAAGAAATTGAGAACAGTATTCACCAGGAGGACAGAAATAGCAATTGAAAAAATATTTAAAAGAAATAAAAGAAGAAGCTACACTTTGCCAAAAGTACATAGATGAGTGTAATATATTCGCACCTAAAAGTGAGTATGAAAAACTTGCCTTGAAGATTGCTTCTAGCTGTGAACAGACTTTATCGGCACTTGCGGATGAAATCAAGAAAGACAGATGGATTTCCACTGAAGAAGCAATGCCAGAAGAACACGACAGTATATTTGCAAAGTTCAAAGGGACCGACAAGTGGTGCAATTCGTTTTGGGAAAAAGATTCAAATACCGTTTTAGTAGTACTAGTCAATAATCATGATGAAGATAATTTTGTAGTTGGAACAGGTAAAACCATTAACGGTGAGTGGACGACAGTACCAATGCTGCTTAAAGGCAGAATGCATGTTGCTTATTGGATGCCGTTTCCAAAATTTAAACCGAAGGAGGTTAAGGATGAATAAGAATGATTTATTAAAAAATTTTGGTGGATTAACGGAGGTATAAAAATGTCAATGGTATCAAGTTTTAGTTCAAAAGATGATAAAGCAGTTGTAGCACGCATCCATAGTGCCCTTGCAGCTACAATTCTTCACGATTTTCTTGTTAGAACAGCTAGTAAAAAAATGGAAGAAGAGAAGTTTGGTGAAGCAGAAGTAGCACTTCACGATGCGAACGAGCTTGCGGCAGCCATGGAAGAAGCCTTTGAGGAAGAATCCAATGGATAAAGAAGGATGGTGCAGGCCTAAAGTATGGCGCCAGTATATATTTGGCGGCGATCAATGCTGGATAAGCTGCTTACCACAGCAAAAGTATCAGTTTAAGCGCAAGGAAGGAGGTGAAGTTATCATTTTTAGTGAAAAACGGCGCGTTTTGTTCCTAATCACAGTAGAAGATTTTGAGCAGCACTGGAAGGAGGTGTAAACGATGAATAAACGGCAGAGAAAGAAACAGTTCAAGAAGATTCACGGCATGAACCCAAGGGATTATTTCATGAAAAGTGAAAATGCTCCGAATAAAGTTATAGTTTTTGTTAATTCGAGTAAAATGATCAGATGGTTATGCAAAATGGATGGCGAAACTTGGGAAATTTGTAGAGAGTGGTGGGGACAGTCAAATGAATAAAAGGCAGAAAAAGAAGCGATTCAAGAAACTTTATGGCATGAATCCAAAGCAGTATCAGCAGGCTATGCAACTGGTATCGCTTGAAGAACCATTGGAAAAATTTATGGATTCAGAAACGGCTACATTTACAGATTTGGGGAGTTGCTTTGAAAGAATTAAAGATGGACTGCAAAAATCAGTTTCTGCTTTGGGAAAATTGAGCTGCGAATCGTTCTATTTTTGGGTAGAGCAAATTGAAAAGGGGCTGAAAAAACGAAGATAAAAATGAAGTTTGAACGAACTAAAAGCATGACCTACTATTATTGCCCGATTTGTATGCTGAACTCCACAAATAAAGCAGAAATAGAAAAACATTTCCGTGAAGGACATCAAGTAAAAGTAAAAAAATACATACATTGCAATATTTGCGGAGAAGGTTGGGATGTACAGGCATTTGGAGAAGAGGGCGCCAGAAAGCGAGCAGAGCAATGCTGCCAAAGCCATATTGATAATGGGAAAGCAGATCGGGAAGCCAGCATAAGCTATTTTTATTCACATGGTCGGTTTGGCTATGTAAAAAGTGTGAAAGGAGGAGAGAGTGTGGAAAATAATCATATTAAGAAAATAGAGGTTGTTGATGAATGAATACAAGAACATTGCAAAGGCAAAAGCCATAGAGCAGGAGAACAAGAAGCGGCTGCTGAAAATCAATCCCCAGCTGAACGATGAAAGTGGAATCTACATTTTGACCAGAAAGGATGAGAACGGCTTCCGGTTTGCGTATATCGGGCAAGCCATGCACATACTTAGCAGACTTGCAAGTCATATGGTTGGCTATAAACAGCACATAGACCTGAGCCTAAAAAAGCACAAACTGTATTCAGAGGGCAATCCTTATGGATGGAAGGTTGAACACATGAATGTTCCTATTGATCAGCTTGACGAGCAGGAAAAGTATTACATCAGATTTTATGCAGAAAATGGCTATCAGCTTCGGAATGTTAGCCTGGGTGGACAAGGTGAAAACCGTTCAAGCGGAACTATAGGAGACAGAAAGCAACCTAGAAGCTACTTAGAGGGCATACAGCAAGGTAAGAAATCGCTAGCTAAGGAATTATCGTCTATTGCTGAGAAGCACCTTACAATCGCTGTTAAGCCAGAAAAGCAGGGTAACAAGGTTTCAGAGCGCCAGAGAGATAAGTTTATGGAGCTTATCAGCGTTGAGAACTACGAGGAAGGAGATATGATCAATGGATAATTTTGATATTTTTAGAGCAAGAATGCAGAAACATTTTGAAGATGAAATGAAAGACTGCAAACAACTATACATCGTAAATTTGGACAAGGATGAAATGTGGAATTTATATTTGGACAGTTTTGGACCTGGTACAAACATTTTGTTCAGAAAGCGCCGAGAGTATGATTGCAGTTGCTGCAGACATTTTGTCAAGAGCATTGGCGCTGCTGTAACTATTAAGGACGGTACAATTCATACAATTTGGGGATTTGATGCCGGCAGTGAAGAGTTCCAGAAAGTGTGTGATGCTTTAGATTCTTTTGTAAAAGGGAATGCAATTTCTGACATTTTTGTTAGTAAATTCAAAAGAGTTGGAACTGACAATGATTTTGAAGAGATCAATGGAAGATCTCATAAGTGGACTCACATGGTTTTGGATTTGCCAGATAGCTGGGTAAATCGGAGTTGCAAAACTAACGAGAGCATTCAGGGCGAATACAGGGACACCAAGAACGTATTTAAGCGCTCACTTGATGAAATTAGTATGGAGGCTGTTGATACAGTACTTGAGCTGATCAATTCGAACACGCTGTATAAGGGTGAAGAGTGGAAGGCTCAGTTAATTGAGTTCAAGAAATATAAGAGGATATATGAAAAACTGTCTAATTCCCAGAAAGATCTTTTTGCATGGGAAAAATCAGCAGAAGCAGGTCCAGTAATTGGCAGAATTAGAAATCATTCCATTGGAACCTTACTTGTCAATATTAGCGAGGGAATGGATCTTGATCAGGCTGTTCGAAAATATGAAGTAATTGTAGCTCCAGCAAATTACAAAAGAGTAAAAGCAATTTTTACGAAAAAGATGTTGGAAGATGCAAAGAAGACAATCGCGGAATTGGGATATATGGATGCTCTTCAACGTCGCTTTGCCAATCTTGATGATATTACAGTCAATAATATCCTGTTTTCAAACAAAGATGCTGCAAAAAGAATCGTCGGAGCAGATGACATCTTTGGTCAGATGGAGAAGGAGGTAGTGGTAAATCCAAAGAAGTTCTCTAAAGTTGAAGAAATTTCAGCACAGGATTTCATTGACAAGGTGCTTCCTACAGCTAGAGAATTAGAAGCTTTTGTTGAAAATAAACATGCTTCTAATTTTGTCTCGTTGATTGCCCCAGTAAATAAGGATGCAAAGTCAATGTTTAAATGGAACAATCCTTTAAGTTGGGCTTATAGCGGAAACATCACCGATTCTGACATTCGCAGGAATGTAAAGGATGCCGGAGGAAAGGTTGATGGAGTGCTTCGATTCTCCATCCAGTGGAATGACAATCAAGATGACAATAGCGATTTGGACGCTCACTGTATTGAGCCAAATAGCAATACAATCTATTTTGCGGATAAAATTGGTCGAACTGGCGGAAGATTGGATGTTGACATTACAGAGCCAATGAGCCAAAGACCAGGAGTTCCATCTGTTGAAAATATTGTTTGGAGTAGTTACAATCGAATGATTCCTGGAACATACAAATTCTATGTTAATCAGTATGCAGCGAGAGGATCAAAAGGTTTTTCTGCGGAGATTGCTTTTGGCGAGGAGACCTATAGTTTTAACTATCCACATCCAGTTGTAGGAAGAGTAGGTGTTGCTGAGGTAACAATGAACAAATATAACGAGTTCACAATCAAGCCGATTCTTCCTACGACATCTGAGACCATTAGCAAAGAAATCTGGGGAGTAAGTACCAATCAATTTGTGCCTGTATCAGTGATTAGCTATAGTCCAAATTATTTTGACGATCAGAACGGAATTGGTCACAGGCATTTGTTCTTCTTCTTAAAGGGATGCAAGAACACAGAAGAGCCAAACGGATACTATAACGAGTTCCTGAGACATGAGCTTGAACCGCATAAGAGAGTATTTGAAGCTCTGGGCGCAAAGTGCCATGTAGAGGACACGGATGACCAGCTGTCTGGAATTGGTTTTAGCATGACTAAGAGAGCAGAATTGGTTGTTAAAGTCAAGGGTGCGACAGAACGTATTATGAAAATTAAATTTTAAGGAGAAATTATTATGGAAAAGAATTTATTTGAGTTAGCGACAAGATGCAAGTACCGTTTCCCGTATCGTGGACAGATAACTATTGAGGATTTATGGGATCTTCGCCTGGCTGATTTAGATTCAGTCTTCAAGACCTTGAATGCAGAAGTTAAGAAGGCATCGGAAGAAAGTTTGCTGAAGCTAAAGACAAAAGAAGATGAAGAGCTTTCCGATAAGATTGCAATCGTTCGATACATTGTTTCTGCGAAGCTAGAAGAACAGAAAATCAGGGAAAATGAGAAGGCTAATAAAGAGATGAAGCAGAAACTGTTGGCTATCAAGGCTAGACGAGAGGAAGCTGCACTGGAAAATTTTTCTGATGAGGAATTAGATAAGATGATCAAAGAATTATAAAAAGCGCTGTGGGGGTTGGCTGCTGCAGCAACCAACTTCCTTAAAAATAAGTATCTAAGTAAGGAAGGAGAGAACACATGAAGATCTGGACAGAAAAAAAGCTTATTGAAGAAGGATACGATATCCGAAACGCGCAAATCAAAGGTGCGGAGCTGACAATGGAAAATCACGGTTGCATATCGTTTGATGTCGTTGTTGAAGGTGCAGGTTGGGGATGCGTTTTTGGCGGATATAGTCTCGGACACGGTTATCTGGGGGCGAAAGAATTTAGTGGCTATGGTTCGGGAATGGAATCCATAGCCAGAATAATGGATACAGTCGGAGTTACAAAGCTAAGTGATTTAGAGGGAAGATATATACGGACCGCAGTAGCTGAAGACAGAAGGTTAAAAATTATTGGAAATATAATCAATGATAAGTGGTTTGACATCGAATCGTTCTTCAAGGATGCGCAAGCAAACGATAAGGAAGTATCGGAAGGGAGTAATAAATGAATATTAAGCATATTATCTTATGCATCGAATTTGTATTTCTTGCAGTTCAAATCATAATGGTTAGAGCTGCATACAAATCTCCGTTAAAGTACGGAAAAACTGCCAAAATCGTGAATATTTTAGCACTTATCGTTATACTGCTGTGTAGCATAGCAATCATAGTTTTAAATATTATGGGGTGAGGTGGCACGAATGTTCAGAATAATGAGTAGAAACAAATACGATAGCCTAATCAGGGAGAATGCAGAGCTTAAAAATGCAAATGCAAATCTTGAAGATAAACTGGATCAGCTTAAAGCAGAAAAAGCTGTAAATAGCAAGTATAAATGCGGAGAATATTGTCGCGCTTGTGAGAATGGATACGAGATACCGAGCTATACCATAGATCGTGCTTACGTATGCTTGCTGAATACAGAATGCGAATCCTTTGTAAAACGTAAAGAATGAGAGGAGTTGAATATTATGCAGATAATTAAGAGTGTTTTATGCGTTACCATGCTTTTAGCTATGCTTTCTTACCACATAGGCCCAAAAAGGACTAGAACATTATTTAGAGCATTGTGGATTATCTCGCTGATACTTTTGTGGGTTTTGATTCTTTTATAACATTATGAGGTAAAAATGAAATTTATTGATTTTTTTGCAGGAATTGGAGGATTCCGCAGAGGAATGGAATTGGCAGGACATGAATGCGTTGGATTCTGCGAGTTCGACAAGTTTGCGACTGCAAGTTACACATCCATGCATTTACTCACCAAAGAGCAGAGAGAGTTCCTGGACAAAATGCCACTGAAACAACGGCAAAAAGAAATATTGAAGGAGGAATACAGAAATGGAGAATGGTATGCAAATGACATTAGAAGAGTGTATGCCGGAGACATTCCAAAAGCGGACTGCTGGTGCTTCGGATTCCCTTGCTTCGTTCGAGGAACTTATATTCTTACAGAAAAAGGATATATACCAATTGAAAACGTATCTGTCGGAGATAGAGTGCTTACTCACAAAGGAAGATGGAAAACAGTTACCTCAGTTATGCAGAGAGACAACGCAAGAATCTGGGATATCAACGGATTTGGCATCTTACCAACCGGCACAACAGCAGAACACCCGTATTATGTCACTCGCGTATCCGAACCAATTGAGTTCAAACCAGTCAAGGAACTCAATGATAGCTATTACTCCACAATGGTGTTGCCTGATGAAGAACCAAACAAATACAGCAAAGAGATCTGGTGGATTATCGGACGCTATATTGCTGATGGGTGGAGAGTTCGCAGACAAGATAGACCACGAGGGGGAAGGATTGTGTTTGCGGTCAGTGATAAAAAACGAGAAGAATTTGAACACCGACTGTCAGAAGCAAACTTACATGGAACTTACACTGAAGAAAGGACTTGTGGGAAGTATCATGTGTGCAATAACCAACTATACGAATACCTTGGTATATTCGGGGAATATGCATATGGAAAACGAATACCAAGAGAAGCACTGTGTTTGCCACGAGAAAAGGCCGAATACTTTTATAACGGATACATGTCAGGAGATGGCAGAAACGACAAAGAAGAAGCAACATCAACCAGTGCAGCAGTCATTCTTGGTATGTGCATTATTGCACAGCGATTGGGAAAACCTGTGCCAGCTGTCTATTATACTAAAAGAGATTCAAAGTGCACTATTGAAGGAAGGGAATGTAAACAAAGAGACACCTACACTTTTAGAATCTCTAACAAATCGGTTAAAGGATATTATCGTGGAAGATATGTTTGCAGAAAATTGTATCAGCCAACAGAATCTGATCAATACGAAACAGTATATAACCTTAGCGTTGAAGAAGATGAATCTTATATTGCAAACGGAGCAATTGTCCACAATTGTCAAGACATCTCCGTTGCAGGAAAACAGCTTGGATTTCAAGGAAACCGTTCAAGCTTGTTTTTCAGAGTTATGTATCTTATCGGACAACTCGAAGAAGAAAATAGACCCACTTACCTTTTCATTGAGAACGTTAAGAATTTGCTTAGCGTTAATGGAGGATGGGATTTCGCCAGATTGCTCATTGAAATGGAGCAGGGGAGGGTATGATGCAGAATGGCAAGTGCTCAACTCTAAGGACTTCGGAGTTCCACAAAACAGAGAAAGGTGCTTCATTATCGGACATCTTAGAGAACGAAGTGCCGCAGAAATATTTCCTATCAAGGGAACAGACAGAGAAAATAGTATTTCAATAATTGGCCATCGAGACGGATTCAGAAGAAACACACAAGTGTTTGATCAAAAAGGAATTACCGAGGCATTAGATACAGGACAGGAAGGTGGAAGAGGACACCATGTTGCTTTGCCGTGCTTTGTAGATTTGAGTTATCAGGGGGTAGAATTAACAGAAAAAGCAAGATGTTTGCAAGCCAGATACAATAAAGGTGTTTCAAACCACAAAGCCGAGACAAGTGGTGTTGTAATTCCAGTTCTCACTCCAGATCGCGCAGAAAAGCGCCAGAACGGAAGACGCTTCAAAGAGAATGGCGAACCAATGTTTACTTTAACTTCACAAGATAGGCATGGAATTGCCACGAGTATAAGCCCTATTGGTGGAGTTTATACTGGAGTTTCACCAGAGTTCTATCGCGGAGTATATGAAGGCTGCTTTAGGTGCTTAAAAGCATCTACGCACGATAGTGGCGTTGCCCTAAAGCTTCAAAACATTCCGGTAAGCATGACACGCAATGTTATAGAGAGCCAAATCAACATTGCACACTGTCTTAACGCTAATGACTCAAGAAAATTTTTTGGCAAAAATCAACGTGGCAATGCTGTTATAAAGACCTTAAAGTTAATGGCCCTGCAAATGAAACTAAAAATAATCGCACCACGTAGTAAAGTTCCAAAACTACGCAGTAAGCAGGGAATGTGTTTCAAATCTTTTTCTGATACCAGACCAGGCATGTTTGTAAAAATTTCTGATGAATTAACCATATATGCTGTCTGGTACAAAAAATATCAGTGCTACATAGCAATTAGAAAACTGACACCAAAAGAATGTTTTAGGCTGCAAGGATGGACAGATGAATATTTCGAAAAGGCAGCATTTGTCAATTCTGACAGTCAGTTATATAAGCAAGCAGGAAATGGTGTCACTGTGAATGTAATAGAAGCAATTGCAAAACAGCTCAAATTCGCATAAGGAGACAGTATGACAAATAGAGAGAAAAATGAACACGTCAAGGAGTCTATTGATTATTTTAACCATGAATTGGAATGCATGAAGCACCGAGTTTGTAACTGCGATATGCAGACAAGTTTGAGAGTTGGAAGGGAAAAAACTGCTTACGAAACAGCAGTAGAATGCTTAAAGAAGCAGCTTCCTCAGCCACCAGTTAAAGCAATTCACAAGTCTGTCGTCCATGAAAACAGAGGTGATAAACCACATACGTGGAGAGAGATTGAGCTTGAGGTGTGGGAATGCCCGTGCTGTGGAAACACAGTATGGAGTGGCATAAGTATTGCAAAGAAATCACCATATTGCTCAGACTGTGGGCAGAAGATTGACTGGGAGGAGGTCAAATAAGAAACATACGCCGATGATCTGTTTTAGTGTATAAGGAGGAATGAGAAAATGGCTGAACAAATTAAATTTGAGTTGGATTCCGATGAGACATTTGACATTTTGAAGGATATCGGAGAGGCAGAAAACGAGTTGGGAAAGCAGTGTTGGAAAGATGGATTAAAAGCGCAAGCGATTGAGTATTTTAAGCATGAGGCTACATGCGAAATTGCGATTAAAGCAATCAAAAAGCAAATTCCAATGAAGCCAATCAAGATCACAGCAAATGGAGTTTACAAATGCAAATCTTGCAGCTATCTCATTGCGTGCATCCCAAACGCAACAAAATATTGTGATCAGTGTGGACAGAGACTCTACTGGAAGGAGAAATAGACGTGAACACGGAATTAATTGTAGAGTACGAGAACGGAGAGGTACACAAGGAGCAGCCAGAAAATATTATTTTTACAGATAGCAAAGAATATGTTTTTCCAAGAGTGGAGGTAGAGAATGAAAGTATATAAAAACCCTTTTGTAAGTTATCCATGCTATTTTGTAAAAACGGGAGCTGGATGGTCTGCAAGAGGGGAGGCATCGAAGAGCAAAGGATATGATGTGGAACTGCATAATGGGAAATGGACATGCAGAGACGGTTGTTATTATGATGATACAATCAAGCATGAGTTGATTCTGGTAGGTGAAAATAGAAAGTCCATTCACAGTATCATAAAAGAAGCAGTAATTTGTGCAGTATTAGAGCTTGTAAAGGAGGAAGAAAATGAGACTGATTGATGCGGATGCACTGAAAGAAAGAATCGACAAAATTTGTGACAAGGTCAAGGAAGACTATGAACATTCGGACTTTGCACAATACATCAAGAGGGTAATGATAGCGCAGATTTTAAAGGATGCACTATTTACAGAGATTGACAAAGAACCTACAGCACAGACATGGGTGACATGTGAAGAGAGATTGCCAGAAATGAAGAAAGCAGCTGCTAAAAATTCATTTTCCATTGAGTATGATTCAGACCCAGTTATCGTACAAACAAAGAGAGAAGAAATTTTCCTAGCGATTTGTAGAAAGACAGAATATACAGACAGCATGTGAAAAACTACGATTGGTTGGTATACATTCGGAACAAACGGCAGAAAGATGAAAGTAATGAGTAAGGTTGTAGCATGGATGCCACAACCAGAACCGTGGAAACCGAATTTCCCGAACACAGAAAACGCAGAATCAAAAGGAAAGGAATAACGAATGCCCGGTAAACCGGGTTGATGCGCAGTGATCTGTGGTGGCATATCAGAAAATTTAAACACCGTGGCTGAAAAGGTGTGCAGTGGAAACGCTGCACACGCAATTGATAGCAAGCGAATTATGATTCACAATACATGCATTTGAGACTCAAAATAATGAATAAGAAAAGGAAAAGGTAATATGAAGATTAAAAACCTTGAAAAATTTATTAGGAAGATTCAAAAATCTTTTTCAAAGGCAGGAATAACTACAGTAATAGAAAAAGGTCTTCCCCCTTATGACGCTTATGAAATTCATTCGAAATTCAGAGATTCAACAATCAAGGTTGCAATTATTTATGACGAAAAAATGACAACTTTTTACTTTTATAGGGACGGGCTTCACCACTGCGACATTAAAATTTATTCGACTTATTTTGATACACAGAAGCACCTCATTGAAGCCCTAAGATTGATTGCAACTTCGAGTTGCAAAGTAAGATAAAACACTATCCCTCACGGTAGCCTAACGGCTTGCAGGTTCGACCCCTGCAGAATGCAGGGAGGCGAGGAAATGTTTTACATAAAAGGGCAGGAAGTCAACAGCTTGGGCGATTTGCCAGAGGAGAACCATGAATAAACGACAGAAGAAAGAAAGGAAGGTGGTAAAAATGACAAGAAAAGAGCTGATAACTCAAATCAAAAACAAATGCTATGAGCCTAGAGTAAAAAACGTTGTGAGCTTGCTAACTTCTAATGGTGAAGGTGATGCAGTTACGCTAATCATCTCTTTGTATGATGATTTAAATGAGCTAATGGACGTAAAAAACAAGAACGTATCTTCAAAAAAATACTTTGATGATGAACGCCTGAATGAGGCATTTAACGATTTTGTTTCCATGAGAGCAAAGATTAAAAAGCCCCTAACCGCAAATGCTTTGAAAAGAGCAATAGTCAAGTTGGAGAATCTATCTGGCGGAGACATTGAGCTTATGATCAAGATTTTAAACCAGTCTGTTGATAACTGCTGGGTAGGACTTTTCCCACTGCATGATGCTGGCTATAGCTTTAAGGGCAAACAAAATCCGCAGCGTTCACAACTCGATGCAATTTTGGGAAGTATTACGGATGACTAAAAACGAGGCTAAGAAGTTAATGGCGGTAATGACTGTATCATATCCAAACTACAAAATTGCAGATATAGAGCTTACTGCCACTACATGGGCAAATATGCTATCTGGCTATACTTACGAGCAAGTTAGTGCAGCACTCAAAGCATACATACTTTCGGAAAACACAGGCTTTCCACCGTCAATCGGTCAAATTAACGAAAAGTTAGTCGCTTTGAGTCAAGTAGACACGCCTACGCCGTTGGAAGCGTGGTCTTTGGTTCGGATAGCTGTCAGAAACAGCACATATCATGCTGATGACGAGTTTGCCAAACTTCCGCCAATTATCCAGTCAACAGTTGGAAACGCAAGGAATCTGGAAGAATGGGCGAAGGGACAAGCAACTCAGTTTGAGACAGTTATTCACAGCAATTTTTTGAGATCATACTCCGCAGAGATTGCGAAGCAAAAAGAATGTCAGAAGTTGCAGGGAAAGGTTTCAATTGCATCCGAGCAACCAGAGTATTTGCCGGAACTAAATATATAAGCAAAGCACAGTTTTATAGACTATTTTAAATTATAATAAGCTTTAATACATTAAAATAGTCTACTACCTAGAAGGAGGCTTTATGACACGAGCACAAAGGAGACGGGCTGAAAGAGAAGCAAAAAAAGGAAACAAAGTCGTAGAACAGCGAATCACAGGTGCGGAAGAAAGCATAAGAATTGCTTTGTTAAAAGAAAATATTGCACGAGACGTTGATCGCAAGCTTTATGACAAATACTATCAAAAAGCAAATAAAGACGCTGTAGACAACATATACAGCATCATATTAACATCATTTGGACTTGCCCTGGCAGATACTTGTCCTAATTGGAAGGCTGAAGCAATTGCAAAACGAATCCAGAAGACAATGGACTATGTTGACAAATTCTCAAAGGAATACGACGGAGACATTGAACGTTTTATGAAAGAACTCGAAGATAGAACCGGATTCTCGTTTGAGATAGATTCTGTAAGCGGAAAGGATGAATAGTATGGATTTTTTAATTGGTTTAATAGCAGGGCTATTATTTGGCGGAATTACTGGTGTGCTTGCAGTTGCTTTGTGTGCTGCATCAAGCGCAAATGAAACCGATGACGAAAGAAAGAGGGAAAACGATGAGAATTAAGCATTTGAAGTTAGATAATTTTTGCAGCTTTTACAATGGAAAAGCTGTAGACACAGATCTATACAATAAGACAGAGGTATCTGGATGTAATGAATCTGGAAAAAGCACAGTTAAGAGAGCTATTTTTTGGGTACTGAATTGCAGGGGTGAGAACGGCGAAGAAATTACCGGAATCAGGCCACACGATAAATCAGGTAACGAGATTAACGATATTGAGGTTACAGTCGAGATGACCGTAGAACTTAACGGTTCCAACAAGACATTTAAAAAGGTCTCTCGTCAGAACTACAATAAAAAAGGTGACTTCATAGGTAATGTTATTGACTATTATATCAATAATATCCCTAAAAAGAAGTGCGACTATGAAGAATTTATTGCAGAAAAATTGGTTCCTGTGAGCGAACTTTCGAACTTGATCAACGCCAAAACGCTCTTGTCAAAGAGTACTGCTGACTGCAGATCAATTTTAGAATCCACCTTTGGAACGTGTTCCAATGCAGAGGTTTGTGAACGTTTTCCGGAGTTCTCCCCTCTTCTCCCACTGCTGGATGATGGCAGTGTTGATGAGTTAAAATCAAAATTTAATACTATGCTGAATGGCAGACGCGGAAGGAATGGCACTAAAGGCTTGCTTGATATTCGCAAAGAGTTTCCAAATCGCATTGATGAGGTGGAAAAACAGAAAATTGTCATTGATGAAGCCTTGATAAACAGCCAGATTGCAGATATTGAAAGCAGACTGAAAGATAACCAGAGTAAACAAGCTGATGTGCAGAAGGCATTTGATGAGCAACGTGCAATTCAGGCACAAATTTATAAGTTGAAGCAGGAGCAATTAAAAGTCACTGATGACACTAATGCCGAAAACAGGAAAAGAATTGCCGATTTAGATGCTCAGATTATGGCAACAAAGGAAGAACTTTTCCTATCCAACAGTAGTTTAAATGCCAAAGAGCATGAATTGCACCAGATTGACTCCGAGATTCGGGATCTTGAAACTAAGCGTTTGAAGCTTTCAAGTGACTGGAAAAGCAATAAAGATATGCAATTTGATGAAAATTTGCTGATTTGCCCGTATTGCAAGCGTGAATACCCATCTGATCAGCAGGATGAAATGCGAAAGCATTTTGAAGAATCAAAGGAAGAAAAGTTGCAGGAAATCACAGACGATGGAATGAAATGTAAAGAAGCTATTGATGCTTTACGCGAAAAGTTCAATGCTGCAGATGCAGAGCTTTCTGCCCTTCGTGAAGAATCCAATAAAAAGTCAAGAGTTGTCGATGATTTAGTTGCTCAGAAAAAAATTATATCCACTTTAATACCAGCAGAACCAGACGAGGCAGCAAAATCCAGATCTGCAGAAATCGCAAAGCTTGAAAGCCAGTTAGAAGCAAATACTGCAAATGCAACGTTTGCACAGCTCAAGGCAGAAGAAAATAATCTTCAACATCAGCTATCTGGCTTAAAAGCAGAGCTTGCAAAAACCGAAATCAATGTCAAGATTGACGCAAGAGTTGTAGAGCTTAACATCGAGCGCCGAAAGAATGAGCAGCTAATTGCAGATACTCAGGCACAGCTTGACTTGCTCAAACGCTTCAACATTCGCAAGCACGAGCTTTTAGAAAGCAAGGTAAACGAGTATTTAGAGTACTGCCAGGTGAAATTTTTCAGACAGCTTGTGAATGGCGACCTAGAAGAAACGTGTGATTTCTGTGTAAACGGTGAACCATACGCTAGAAACCTTAATCACGGTGCAAAAATCTTAATTGAGACAGATGTTTGCAAGGCTTTTCAGAAGAAATACGCTACTACCCTTCCTATCATCGTAGATGACTCTGAATCTGTTGATAATTGGAAGATACCGGATATGGATAGGCAGCTTATTATCCTAAAAAGAACTGATTCTAAAGAGCTAACAATCAAGGAGTCATGATGTGATCCGTGAAATTACACAAACTTACCCAGTCTAAGCTTGATGATTACAAACTTAGAAGTAATTTCACGGAGGATGAAGAGATAACGTTTGATATGTTGTCTAAAGGCAAATCTATCAGCGAAATAGCAACCCGGTTATCTGTGTCAACTAGGACGGTTGATCGCAGGATTGCCGATATAAAATCAAAAATCAACCAACTATAAATAGTCCCCTGGTATTTATGATGCTAGGGGATTTTTACAACATTTTTAACATTATTTTACTGTAAAGAAATGTCACACGTATAACTTTGAAGATATTTTTTATAACTTTTTAGTTCTAACTATTGACTTTTTAGTTCTAACAATGTATCCTATAACTGAGAAATGAAAAAACATTATTTTACTGTAAAGAAATGTTAAATTAGGTTAAGAATTGTAAAATAATGTAGAATAATGTAATCACAAAGGAGGTTTCACAATGAAAGTAATATGCATTGCAAATCAAAAAGGTGGCATTGCAAAAACCACAACAGCCACTACACTTGCATCGATTTTAATGTCGCAAGGCAAGAAGGTCTTACTGGTTGACGCTGATCCGCAAGGCAACAGCTCTGATACTTATAGAGCAGTGTCCAAAGATACGGCAACTCTCTACGATGTTATTTTAGACATCGAAGATCCACTTCCAATTGCGGAAGCTATTCAAAGAACAGAAATCGGCGATATAGTTGCATCGGACCCAGAGCTGAAAACAGCAGATCAAAGATTCCCAAGCGATGGGAATGAGTATTTTAGACTAAAAGACGCTCTTTCTGAATTAACTGGCTATGACTACGTTATTATTGATACAGCTCCGGCTGACAACAAATTACTTAAAAACTGTTTAATTGCTTCTGACAAGGTCATCATTCCTGTTACTGCAGACCGTTATGCTATTCAAGGCCTCTCGGAGCTGAACAGAACCATCACAGGCATAAAGAAAAGAAATAATCCTAACCTAGAGGTTGCAGGACTCTTACTAGTAAAATATAAGAGCCGTCAACTCCTCGCCCAGGAAGTTAAAGCTTCTCTGGAAGAGATTGCCAAGCAGCTCAACACAAAGGTTTTCTGCACAACCATTCGCGAAAGCATTGCCGTACAAAAGGCACAGGCAACCAGAACAACGCTGATGAAATTTGATTCAAATTGCAATGCTGCTATTGATTATGTACAATTTGCAAAAGAGCTAATTGAGAGGTGACGCAATGAGAAAGAAAGATAACACCACTACTACTTCTTTTGATGTGACAGCTGGCATTGATTTTACAGATACTAGCGAAGCCGAGATTCCAAGCATCCAGCCGGCGGAAAAAAAATCAGTTTTTGTCTCTGCTCCGGTTGATCCAAACAGAGTGTATACGCCTGGATATAATCCAACTCCGAAGATTGGTCCAAATGGTGGATATGTAGGACGCAGAGAAGTCTCTGCAGCTGAGCGCAAGATTCAGTTCAGTGTATCATGCACCGAATCACAAAAGGCAGCCTTTTCAGAAGCTGCTCGTAAGTCAGGCCGCACCCTAGCAGGATTTGCTTGCTTTGCCATTGAGGAATACATGCGGACACATGATCTATAATTCTTTACATTATTTGACATTTAAAAAAGGTTCAATAAGGTAAAGAACTAGTTGACCGCGAAAAAAATTCAGCCAGCAAGCGAAATAAAAAATGCTGTGCTATCGGCAAAACGGGCGGTACAAGGCAAAACAAATTTTATGCTAACCTAACGGCGAGACGGAGAGAAATGAGGATGTTATGAAGGCAAAAAGAATGATTAGTATGTACACAAGAAACGATGGAAAGGAGGTAAAGGAACTTGTAAACAATTTGTTGAAAGACAGATGCAAAGAAGAATGCGATTTCTTAGGTGAAGAACTTATAGAGAAAAGAAAAAGCGATCTCTATGAGATTGCCGAGGAAACTATAAAGAAAGCAGCTCCTCAGTGGAGCGGATACGCGGAGGTTAACTACCGCAGCCTATTGCAGTGGGAGGTAAAAGAAGCTATTAGGGATGAGATCTATAGATTGATTAAATTAAAAAGAATAGATGATTTCCTTAATAGATAGACGTCTCCCCTTCCGGTGGAGGTAAACCGGAGCGTAATGCAGCCGTGCAATGCACGAGAGTCCAAAGCCTCTATAAATGCAGATGGCGCGAAAAGGCAAACTTAAAAATATAACTGTCCTATCGGTATCGGGGAGAAATGAGGTAAAATATGTCGAATGAAATTAAAATCGCAAATTGCGTACAGGAATTTTTCGGAGCAACAGCTCCAAAAAGTCAGGTTGAAATTTTTAATGCATCTGCATTCTGTTCAGTGGGGGTAGTTACCGGAGACGAAAGTAAGTCTCTAGTTGAGGGAATATTGGGAGTAGCAGCCTCCACTGGAGATGAAAGTTCCTCAGAAGTTTTAGGCGGAAAGGCAGTAGCTGTGTCCACGGGATACAAGGGAACAGCAATTACAGCAGAAAGCGGAATTCGTTCCGCCGCTGTAGTTACAGCGGATGATTCCACTGCAAGTTCAAAGCAAAAATGTGGAGTAGCTGTCTCCACTGGAGATGATTCTAATTCTAGTTCTAAAGGAATTAGAGGAGTCTCTGTAGCTACCGGCTACGAGAGCGTTTCTAGTAGCTATGGCGAAAAGAGCGTTTCCGTTGGAAATGCTTATGGAAATACAGTCAGTGCTATGGCTGCAGAGTCAATCGCTGTGGCCTGGGGACCTGGTTCTAAGGCTAAAGGAGTCATCGGTACTTACCTAGTGCTTTCTGAGTGGGAATACACCGGTAAGTGGTATGACCTAGAGTACGAATCCGCCACTGTTTGGGCGGATAAGTGGAAACTTGTTGGTCAAAAATTCGTCTTAGTAGATGGAACATCTATTAAGGCCGATACCTGGTATCATTTAGTATCAGGTGAAGTAAAGGAGGTAAAGGAAGATGACGACGATTCGGATGTTCAGAAATAGAAGAAATCCGAATAAGTTTATAGAGGTTCATAATGATGGGAAGCGAACGTCATTACAGGTGAGCGTCTACTGAAGCCTGTCAAGAATCTTCTAGGTGATAGAAAACTACACCAATGGAGAAAAAGCAAATCTGAATGAACTATTAGAAGATAAAAATAAATGAGAGTTAAAAACTTATTAAAGGAAGGAGGTATTTTATGGAACAAGTAAACTTGATACCGTTTTACGCTTGCGCTATCGCGTTTGCACGCCATATACGATTAGATTTAGAAAACGAATATGGCAAGAATGCTGTAGCTTATTACAACGCTGCAAAGCAGAGCGAATATTACAATACTTTATTTTCGGAAGAGCTGTCTTTGCAAACAGAAGAAGCTTATAAAAAAGCACTCGGAATCGTCGAATATAGCTACACAGAATATGAACAAGCACAGACTTCTTTGGATATTCTTTTCAAAAAGGGATACAGAAAGCTATACAACATTTTTAAAAGGCTTCCAAAAGACGAACCGCTTCATTTTGATAGTGTAATCGGAGAAGTCATTTATGCAAAGCTTGCAAAGTCAGATCATGTTTCGGACGATAATTTTAATGGCCATTTATTTGCAGGCTATTACTTTTTAAATATGTGGCCGCAAGAGTTAGTGCAAGAACGTAAAAAATGTGATGAATTACTTTGCTTTATTGCAAACTACGGATACAATCCAGAACGCAGAATACAAAAAGGCTTAAAGAAATATGACTGTGCTTTTCAGGAAAGAGCAAAATCATACATTAGTCAACTTCCAAAAGATTTATTTAAGCAGATCCAGTTAGCGCCAAAAGATGAGGAATTTGGATACACTACAGTGTTTGACATTGAGTCACTTTCAAGCGTTTCTATTTTTTCTGAATTACAGTTCACACATGAAGATCTGGAAGCACTAGCAATTGCTTATACGCACGGAAAAAGAGGAGGAATACGTGAGGATTTCCTGACTTATGCAAAATATACGAGCTATATATTAGCTATGTGTAAGGCATATAAGCAGTCTAAAGAATACTACTTCCAACACAATCGCGAAGACGTGTATATTGAAGTAGAGAGCATTAAAAATGAATTGCTTCAAGCCAAATCTGCATTGTCTGAATCTCAGGAACGCAGGATGTCTGAACAAAAAGCTTGTACTGAGCAGGTTCAGCGCTTATCTGATGAGATAAATCTACTCAAGCAGAAGAATGATGCACTAAAATCCGAACTGCAAAAGGTAGAGGGTGAACGTAGGGAGCTTTATGCTTTGCGAGAGCATATATTTTCGCTGGAAAACGATTCAGAAACCAAAATTGCAAATGAACTGCCTAAAGAGCAAATTCAGCAGCTTAAAAACGTTCGTGTAACAATTGTAGGAGGGCATCCGAGCTTGATAAAGAAGCTCAAAACTTATCTTCCAGATTGGCAATATATCAGCGCAGGAGATGTCAGCACTGTGCGCAACGCTGCATTAAAAAAATCTGACTTTGTGTTCTTCGTAACTGCTCACCTGAGCCACAAACTGTATTATGCCATGATCGCACAGGCTCAAGATTGGAATGCAAAAATCGGATATTTGAGCCGTATAAATATAGATTACGCATTGCAAGAAATATATATATTAGTAAATAACAGTATTTAACCTTATTTGACATTATTTTAATGTAAAGAACTGTAGAAAGAAGGATATATATGAAGAAAGAATTTAATTTGCTTGACGAAAATTGGGTGCGTATATTGCTTCCAGATTATACCATTAAAGAAGTTTCACTCACGGATGTTTTCACTCGTAGTCACGAATACATGGATTTGGCAGGTGAAACAGATACTCAAAATGTCGCAATGATACGGCTACTTCTTGCAATTGTTCATTCTGGATTTGCAAGATTTGACTCAAACGGTGATGAGATTCCGCTTTTGAATAGGGATGAAGCAATCAGTCGTTGGAAAAGCTATTGGAGTCTCGGCCATTTTCCAGAAGCATTTTTTAAATATTTAGAAGAATACAGAGAACGTTTCTGGCTTTTTCATCCTGATGCTCCATTCTATCAGGCAAACGAAGCTAAAAAAGGAACTGCTTTTGGTGCTGCAAAGTTAAACGGAGAAATTTCTGAAAGTAACAACAAGGTACGAATTTTTGCAACAAGAAGCGGAGAAGCAAAAATGCAACTAACATATGCAGAAGCGGCTAGATGGCTTCTTTTTATCAACGGGTATGATGATGTTTCTGTAAAGCCGAGTAAAGCAGGCTTGCCGTCAATCAGTATTGGATGGTTGGGGCAAAATACTATTGTTTACGCAATCGGGCAAAATCTTTTTGAAACACTTATGATGAACCTAGTTCCTTTACAGAATGGTAATGGGGAATTGTGGCCTAAGCCTTGCCCAATATGGGAATGCTCGCCACGATCCGATGAGCGCAAAAAGATTGATCCACCTTCTAACCCAGCGGAATTATTCACGCACCAATCGCGCAGGATATTTCTCAAGCGTGAAAACGGGATTGTAACCGGATTTAATGCATTGGGTGGGGAGAGTTTCGATAAAGAACGTGTTGTAGCTGAAACCATGGCGCTTTACATTTTAAACAGTAACAGTGCTAAACCACTTCGCTTATTTAACGATGTTCCATTGTGGCAACTACTCGACAAGATACTTTACAACAATCAAGATACTGTTACATGGTTGCGCTTAATCGGAATTAGCAGCGCAGGCTTTCAAACTTGCGGAATGATGTATGACTCCAAGGCGATGAAATTTGTTGATGAATGTTCAAAAAGATTTACAGCAAATCTCGATCCTAACTTTGCAGATTACATATCTGTTGGCATTGAGCTGTGCCGTTATATCACAAATGAAATTGGCGTATTGTCATACAACATTCAGTTGGCTAGTGGCAAGCAAAATCCAACTGAACTTAAAAAATATGAGTTTTCTAGTGACCTGGATTTGATTTGGGCCAGATTTCTTTCGTCAAGCGCCACCGCATTTGAATATTTTCTAAGAATGGTCAAGCAGTCTGCGCTGAACTTTTCTAAATCTTTAATTGATAATGCATCCCCAACATCATTTAGAGGTCGAATAGTTGCGGTGAATGGCACAGAAAAGTATTATTGCACGCCAAAAGCTTATAATTCTTTTTTATATTATCTCAATCGATTGATACCAGAAGAATCTAATGACCTTGAGGCTGTAAAAGAACATTTGGTCTCTTACAAGGCAGATCTTAAACCGAAGGAGGAATGTGAGTAAATGGAAAGCAAAAACACATTTTCAAACATTGTAAAAACGATAATGTTTAAAAAAGAGATGGACGGAGTTCAGCTTGCAAAACTGTTAGGGTGTTCTCAATCTAACGTGTCCAAAAAACTTAGGTTAAATAATTTTAGAGAAAGTGATATACGTCAGATATCAGAAGCGTTAGGATACGACGTCTCTATCAAACTCACATCAAAGGACACAGGAGAGGAATTGCAGATGTTGTAATAGTGTATTTTACATTTCTTTACATTATTTAACTTTATTTAACAATATTTGACATTTATTTACAGTAAAATATTCTTTGAAAGAGTTGTCGGTTTATCTGGCAGCTCTTTTTGTCGTTAATATGTCGTATCCCTGTCGTTTTTACATCTTATTTTTATGGCACAATACAGTCAGAATAAGAGGAAGGAAGGTGTGAATGATGTTTCCTGAATCATTTTTAACTAAAATATTTGAAAGACCAGATGTATGTATGATTCCAATGCAGTATCAATCAGCAATGATTCAGGCCATTGGAGAGGTCCTTGATGAGGAAGGAGTGATAATCGACGATGCCGATACCAAATCAGATGTATCAACCGTACAGCCAACAGACAATGTATGGCCAATATAATAGTTATTACCCGTATCAATATCAGCAGCCGCGTTATGATCTGCAGCAAAACCAACCGCTTTTTAATCAACAGCAAAGCATTCAGCCACAGCAGCAAGCTGGATTGAACGGAAAGGTCGTGCAAGCTGTCGAACAAATTACTGCGAACGATGTACCTATGGACGGCTCAGTTGCCGTATTCCCAAAGCAAGACATGTCAGAGATCTATACAAAATCGTGGAATGCAGATGGAACCATTAGAACGATTGTATATAAGCCGTACACAGCTTCACAGCCAAATGCGGCAAATAGTTCAGCCGACATGTCCAAAATGAAAATAGGGCTATCTGACGAGGCTACAGAGGCATTTATGGCAAGATTTGATAGCCTTGAAAAGAAGTTTGATGAACTGATGCCTAAGATAGCGCCTAAAAGGTCCGGAGGCTTAAAGAAGGAGGCAAATGAGAATGAATAATCCATTTCAGCTATTTCAAGCCATGAGGAATCCACAACAATTTTTGCAGCAAATGGCCGGAAACAGCCAAGCCATGAGCAATCCTATTTTAAAAAATGCTATGGATATGGCAAACAAAGGCGATACAAAGGGTGTAGAACAATTAGCACGCAACCTTTGTAAAGAAAAAGGGATAAATGTTGATGATGCTGTTCGCCAGATAAAAAGTCAATTTGGAATAAAATAATGGGTGAAATTTTATCACCCATTAGAAAAACTACTTATACACTTTTTCTGTAAAAGCTCTTTCAACAGTCCAACCTTTTCGGAGGCGATTATGAAGAACATCCCAACTTATTCCGAGCAAATCAGACCATTCTTTTAGAGTTTTGGTTTCTCCGTTATACTCTATATTCAAATTATTTGATTTGTTTATAGCTTGTTCTCCAGAAGTTGCCCAACGACAATTATTTGGCTCATAGTTACCATTATTGTCAATTCGATCAAGTGTGTAGTTCTCAGGACGTCCACCAATAGATTCGGACCATTCTACAAATTTCCAAAAGTCATGCCATTCTTCGCACACGGTTATTCCTCGTTTGCCATATTGGTAATACTTTGGATGGTTTGGGCTTTCACAACGTCCGATCATGTTTTTCCATAGCCCATATAGTGGATTTTTAGTTCTTCCATCAATATATGCCGGACTATTTTTTAGCAAACAACCGCAACTTTTCACTTTGTGATTTTTAAACAGGTAAGGCAATACCCTAACTTTATTTCCACAATCACATAAGCACTCAATATACTGCCTTTTATCAGATGGCCTTCTTTCTGAAAGACCTATTGCTGTAAGCATATTAGATCTTTGACCTATATAATTATCTATGCTGATCTTAGGCTTCCTTGAGTAAGAACAGGACCCACAAGATTTCTGATGGCCCTTAATAACTCTGTCAGGAGCAAAGGAGATAATTCTTCCACAATCACACTTGAAATCAAACCCATTTGGGATATCTGAATTTTTTGATTGTGAAATTACAGTAAGATGGCCATATTTTTTCCCTTTATAATCGGAAATGTGATACTTGAGCATAAAAACAACACCTTGCCTTTCGTGTTTTTAATCGCCTACCAATAAACGTGCAGAAGTCACTAGGCATTGTGATTTTCGGGTCGCGATTCCCTATCTGCACAAAGATATTATAACACAAAAATATTAAAAATGATACTAATTCTTGCAAGATTATGTATATAAAAAATTATTACGGAGGTAAATAGTATGTTTAACTCAGGAAACTGTAGTGTACCATTAGTGGCTAGCATTGATGGTAACGGCAATAACAACGGCGGCTGGGGCAACGACGGCTGGGGGCTTATTTGGATCGTTTTGATCTTCGCCATTTTCGGCTGGGGTAATGGCTTCGGTGGCTGGGGCAACAACGGTGGCGGAATGGGTTCTACCGCAGCAGCCTACACAGATAGTGCAATTCAGCGCGGCTTTGATAACCAAGCAATTGTCGGAAAACTAGACGGAATTACCAATGGTCTTTGTGACGGATTCTACGCGGCCAACAATAGCATGTTAACTGGATTCAACGGAATCAACACAAACATCATGCAGACTGGATATGGCATTCAGCAGGCTATCAACGCTGATACCGTAGCTAATATGCAAAATACAAATGCTCTGCAGGCACAGTTAGCACAATGCTGTTGTGACAACAAAGAAGCAATCTCTAACACCAATTATAACATGGCTACACAAGCAAATGCAATTCAGCAGTCCATTGATAAAGGCTTCTGCCAGTTAAACTATAATGCAGCAACCAATACACGTGATATCATTGACAATGCCAATGCAAATACCCGTGCGCTGCTTGACTACCTTTGCCAGGACAAGATTGCTGCCTTACAGGCTGAGAACAATGATCTTCGCAGAGCTGCTTCACAGGATCGCCAGAGTGCACTGCTTACCACAGCAATGGCATCTCAGACACAGCAGATCATCAACGCAGTTAATCCAGCACCGATTCCGTCATATCAAGTTCCTAACCCAAACGTGTATTACGGATGCAATAGTGGTTGCAACTGCTGACAAAATTAAATATCGGTATCTTAACCAAAACGGTTATGTCTGCTAACTAACGCAGTATTACTATCAGCAAAGGGGCAGACTCGAAATAGAGCCTGTCCCTTATTTTAAGGAGGTATCAAATGGCAGAATATGTTGCAGTCGCAACGCAGGAAGTTGCGGCAAATGAAAATGTAACTTTTACAAACACATCTATTAAGGGTTCAAACTGCATACAGCACCGTGAAGGCAGTGGAATCATTACTCTTAGAGGTCTTACAAATCAGTGTCAGGCACGGTTTTTTGTAGGCTTCTCTGCAAATATAGCTCTTCCAGCTGGGGGAACTGTGGCTCCTATATCATTAGCAATTGCTATCAGTGGTGAGCCGGTGCTTGCTTCCAAAATGATTTCAACACCAGCTGCAGTATCTCAATTCAACAATGTGTCCTCAGGCATTTTTATCAGTGTTCCACGTGGCTGCTGCGTAAATATTGCAGTTGAGAATACAAGTGGCGTTGCTATTGAGGTTGCCAATGCAAACCTTATAGTGAATAGAGTTGCTTGATTGGAGGTAGACTATGCATAAATGGGCTAAAGAGATTTTAGAATGTGTCAAAGAAAAAGCTAAAGCTATCGGAATTGATAATTTCGAAGGTCAGAATCTTGATGATTTAAAAGATTGGACCGAAATTGTTAAGAACATTGCTTGCTTTGATAAAGATTATCGCATCGTTGAGGCAATGGATAAGCTGCAAAACGATGATGAAATCATGGAAATGGTTGAGCAATACGGTGATTACCCGTCACGCCGCTATTACGACCGCTACAGATACGCTAACGGCAGATTTGCCCCAAAGGGTAGAGGGACAAGAACCACAGGCAGACGAGGTTATGACGAACCACCTTATTGGCACATGACACCAGAAATGTATTATGAATGGGCTGATATGCCAGAAGAAGAGCGTATGCGTGATCTTGATAGACTCCGCTTTGGGCGCATGTACTACTCTGACCCACGTAGAGGCACCCAAATGCCGTCAGATAGTAGAAGCGTAGAAGATATGGGAATGAAGTCAGAAAGCCGATATGACCGTGCTAGAAGGTCATACAGTGAGACTAAGGACATGCACAAAGCTAACACCAAAGAAGACAATGACGCAAACATGCGAGGGCTTGAGTCCTTGCTGGCCGTCATTGACGAAGATCTTAAAGAGATCATGCCAGGGCTTTCAGCTTCCGAAAAAACAATGATGAAAACCAAGATGACAAACTGGGTACAGCGTATATAATCAATGGTACAACCGGGGGCAGATGCTCCCGGTTGTATTTCAATTGCGCATTTGCTATAAATGTGCTATAATGGGGGTATCAAATGTTTTTTACAATAAATAACAGCACTTGGCAAGTTTGCTTTGTCAATCCTGGCGATCCGCAGTTGCAGCGCAGTGACGGAACATATACTCTCGGTGTAACCGACAACAATTTAAAGACTGTCTTTATGTGTAATGATCTGTCAAGCCAGATGATTGATAAAGTGCTGTGCCACGAATTAACACATGTTCACGCAATGGAATACGGATACTCTATCCCAATTGAAACGGAGGAAATTGTCGCAGACTTTATAAGCCTTTTTGGCAGGAGTATAGTAACTGTTGCAGACGAACTTATATATCAGCTTTTAGGAAACAATACAATTAGGCACTGTGCATAGAATAAAGACCGCAGTACATGTACAGTTTTAGGCAATGTGCTAGAAAGGAAGGCAGATGTACACGAAGATTCACACGCAAAAAGACGTTCTCCGTGAGCGATATCTTTATCAATCCGAACTTACTCCACTGGGGTTTCCAAAACTGCTCCCAATACATGCTGCTCTGAGCGGGCTTAATGCAGTATCGTTTTGTGAGGCAGTGAAAGAAAAAAATCCGAAGAAGTCACTTTGTCACTTTTTTATTGATGATGCACGGTTCGAGCCATTATGGAATCAGCCGCAAAAGTATATTCCAATGCTCGAAAATTTCAAATACATCTGCGCTCCTGACTTTTCGTTCTACGATTCTATGCCAAAGGTCGTGCAGCTGCATCAAGTGTACAGAAGTCGTGCCCTGGCATGGTGGCTATTTATGAATGGTTGTAACGTCATCCCAACTGTAGGTTGGGGAAATGCAGAGACGTTTGATTTTTGCTTTGAAGGGCTACCAGAAGAGAGTACGCTGGCAATCAGCACAAACGGCTGCTTTACCGATCAAGGCAAGGAGTGCTATCGACAGGGTTTCAAAGAAATGTGTTCCCGACTCCATCCCACAGAAATTTTAGTTGTTGGCCGCCCAATTGATGTGGACACAGACGCAAAAATCACATATCGAGAATCATTTGGACAGCAGCTTACGAGAAAGTTGAGGGGATGATATGGGTAGTAGAAGTGGAAAGAAGCACGAAATCAGCATAACAACCTATGTCGGCAATTTGAAGCGGATCAGAACAGAGGAAACTGTCGGGAACATCACGGTCATAAGAACCGAATACAAACAGCAGAGGCAGAAGCAGCGCCGCAAGAAAAGCCGATAAATTTTAACATTATTTTACAGTAAAATAATGTAGAATAATGTAAAGTAATGTAAAATACTGTCAAAAACTGTAAAATAATAGGGATAGATTTGACTCTATCCCTACTTTTTAGCTATACCTTAATATTATATCTTTTATTTTTGCATATACCAGTTAAACGGATACGCAATTTCGTATTTCCGTGCCTTTTCTGCATCTTTATGGTTTTGTATCAAGTTATCAACTGTGTCGTCAATCACAAACCCATCTGCTATTTTTCCAAATTTATAGCCGAGGCATATTTGGATTCTATAATGCTTATCTATTCTTGCTAATGTTTTCCATGCTTTTAACTCTTCGGCAGGCATTTGCGCTAAGTATTCTTCCTCACAATGACACGTAAATTCCACTATCGTCATCATCAAGTTCATTGTACGTTCCATATCTCTTTCTTTTTTCGTTTTTTTATCTTCATCATCGTTAGCAAATTTTTTATCTAATTCTTTTAAAAAATCAGGAATAAGTTCCTCATCTTCTAAATAGATTTTATCGACAGAATCAAAAAAATCTTTGTCTGGAATAGATTCTTCATCTCCTGGATAAACTTTATCAACAAAATCAAAAAACTCTTCAGCTACAATTTTTACGGCCTTTTTGAGAGTCTCATTTTCCGAAGACATATAATTGCTGTACAAATCGCATGTTTTATCCAGTAGCCATCCCCACTCTTCACGCCCCCTTGGCCAATCATTTTTGGTAAGTGGCTTACGCTGCGTTACTGCCTCCATTACTCGTTTCATTTTTTCTTCATTCATTCTTGTTTTTCCTTCCAGTTTTTCAACTGTTCCTTTCTTTTTATTGACTATGCTCTGATATCGTGCACAACTGGTGCTAGATCTTCCAGCCTACTTCCTATTGCTATAGGTGGCAACCATCTGATCACAAGTTTTCTGTTTCCTGCCTTTTCACTCCCTATCCAGAAATGATGCCAGTGCGCACGGCGTACATGCGGAGTCTTTTTGCTTCCTGCGGCAGATAGCAGTGTATCAAGGTTTTGTTCATTTACTTCTGCCTCGTTCTTGTATACATTGATTTCCCTAACGTTCCTTATTTCAGCTCCCACACGGTATCCTGCATCCAATACTTTAGGAATCTCTTTTGCACCAGAACGGGTATATTTCTTTCTTGCTTTCTTGTTTTCTTCATTCTCGACAATATCTACATTCTGTGATAATATAAACAGAATCATTTGTATTGTACTTTGAAATATTTCGCGTTCTTTTCTATATGTTTCTTCAAATTTCTCCGAAAACTCCGGCAGCCCCATTCTTTTATAGTTATCAATTCCAGAGGAAATTGTATGGTCTATGCATTTTTGTAATTTATCAGACGATAAAGTTAAAAAATAGCTCCTTGATTCAATTCTGTTTTCATCATCATTAAAGAAAA